TCTATCCTAAGAGATTACCAAAAAGGAATCTAAAAGATGTCAGATAGACCTAAATCATATCTTAAAATGAGAGCCTATAGTCATAGATCTAAATCTTGGTATACCGTATATGATATAGATCGCAATGGAACATTAGAACTAGTTCATGATCAAGGAGAACATATTCGAGTAGGTCCAATCCTATTCAGACATGATTTTGGGCTACCAGGTGAACCAGGAGTAAATCCTGATCCTAACCCACCTAAGAAACCAGAAGATATCCAGAAGGGAGATAGATTCTGGGTAAGACTGAAACGCTCAGCTGATTATAAATGGACAATTTTCACTTGTGAAAGCGGACGTAGTGGATGTTGGTATATGGGACCGTCATGTGGATCATGGGCTTGTAATGCTAAAATGCTATCAGATAAAGCTCTCTATATTCCACCTCAAGAGGGACCACAGACAACTATAAAAGAAGCATACGATAGTATAAAAAAGCATCTTGATAATAGACCAAAGGTCTATGAGGAAGAAAAGATGAAGTTTAGTGTTAGTGATCGAGTTAGATTTGAAGGTTCAATGACAACTTATCTTGTAAGTGAAACAAGACAAGTAGGAAAAATACAAGATATTAGACTAGGTAATGGTCCTCGTTGGTATGGTTCAGATCGATTCTTTTTAGATAAAGCCGCTGATTCTATTCCATGTAAAGAAGTAGCCCTTTCTACAATGACTATGAAAGAAACAGCTGATTCTGAGAACTGGATACCTAAAATAGAAGATCAAATTAAACGAAAAGGACATAGTGCAATTTTTATAGTATCAGGTGTATATCAGCGAGTAACAGATGGTAATTGGAGAATTCAATTAGGAACTGCATCAACTTGGTATGGTGCAAAAGACTATGAATTAGTAAAATGGGCCGATTCTCCTCCTCACCATAGTGAACCAGGTATGATAACTCCCTATTGGATGGGAGAAGATGATTATCCTAAACCCTTTAAAGGGATGCTCTTCCATAATACAATAAGTGGCTGGCATATATGGCCACCGTATAAAGAAGCTAAGAAGTTTACTAATAGTTATAGACAACTACCTGGAGAAGAGAGATCACCTCCAATTCCAGAAGAACATTGGAGAGACTGGAAAGAGGGAGACAGATATCTGTGGTTTGATCTTAGATATAGCACATGGGCTTTAACCAAAGTAGCTTCAGAAGAATGGTACAACAGTAGTAATAAAGCTTTTAATGAAAGAGCTATCTATGTACCCCCAAATGCTTGGGGAGAGGAAGATAAAATGGAAAAAACAGACTATATCTTTGATGATTTTGAAACAGTTAAATATATTGGACATATAAACTCTTTAAGGGAGGCAAATCCTCGAATAGTAGGTCGTCGATTGGGTCCAGTTGGAATTAATGAATATCAACTGAGACCTCGACAAAAAGGAATGTATGAAGTTTGGGTTCGAGAGTCTGATCTTGAAAAGATATTTGAACCACAAAAAGAAATCAAGTGGAAATTCTCTAATGGAGATAAGGTAGTATTCAAAGAGGCTCGAGATAAATACCCACGAGTGTATACTGTCCTAATGTCCTATCTAAATGAAGATAATGAAGAGGAATGTAGACTCGAAGAAAGAAAGAATCATAAGTTTCCTGCTAAAAACCTCAAACTCATGAAACTAACCTACTGTGAACGCTGTAAAAATGAGTTCCACGAAGATAAGTGTCCAAACTGTTGGTGGCCAGTGGATATGAAACCAGAAGAGAAACCAAAAGAAGAAAAGGTTACGCATCCTGGGTATAAGATAAAGAATGAATCTAACTGGGGCCATACAATGGACTCTCTGTGGGACACCAAGTCACATCTGATAAAAGCAGCAGGAGAATTAAGTGTTGCTATAGCTCAAATGAAACTAGTAAACGATCTAGATCAGATTGAGTGGATAGAAGCATTACGAAATGAGCTCTCAATAGTAACTAAGGGAGTTAGGATAGCTATTAAGACACATGAAAGTAAGAAGAAATGAAGCCTAAATGTCAAACCTGTGATAATTTAAATCATGGTAACTATAGAAAGGCACCTAGTTGTAAGATAGAGCTCTTTTGTATAAAACCAGACCAGGACTTGTACATACAAGGCGAGCCGAAGATATCCCTTCAATATCTTACCCTTAAGGATAGAACCGGCAAAGTAGTAGCTAACATTGAGGGAGTCTTTGACCTTACAGATGTAGACCCTAAACATCATGCAACAGTTCTACAAGCAGTAGCTTAGATACAGAGCTATTCGATAACGGTGGATTAATGAGTAGACTCGACGAATTGACTAAGCCGATTAGGTACTGTAATAAGTGTATAAATCAACCAGCTGATTTCAAGTGTCCCAATTGTGATAATCAAAACTTGTTAGAACCTGACCGCTTTATTCAACCAGAAAAACGCTTGTACATGTGTATGAATTGTCATAAAGATCTATCAAAAGGAGCAAGTATGCTCTGGGACTCTAGTCTAGGTTGCAGATTCTGCAATACCAATTGTAGTACAGAATACATGTTTAAACGTTACAAAGAACAAAATGGATAAAGAGTTATTCGATAACAGTGGATTAATGCAAGACCGATTTCATGGAAAATTACATGGAGAATGGCCATATATGGAACCACCACCCCCACCTAAAGGAGACAATATGGATAGAGACTCAGACATCAGATCTAGTTATTCGTATGAGATGGGTGTGGCAGCCACAGTGGACCGTGAAGGCCCTGACCTTGGAGTCTATAGGACACCAGCAAAAGTACCGAAAACTTCGTTAGAGAGGCTTCTAGACGCTCTGGAGATCATTCCTATAGAGGATTGGGGACAAGAAGAGGGATATTATTTCTGTCATAGACATCATATTAAAGTTACTTTGCCTCATTTGTCTCAAATAGATGACAAACATAGCTATCGCAGATTTCTTTTGAAAGACATCAAAATTACAAATGGTCTCTGTTGGGGATATTCTATAAGAAATATAGATTCTGTCCTAAAAGAAAAGCTTATTAAGCTTATAGAGCGACTAGATAGAGAAAGAGAAGAACTCTTGCTAGACAGGTTCCTGGCTCCAGAGCCAATTCATGTTACAGATAGAACTGGAAGATGAAAGACAATAGATATCAGCATCAACCATGGTATATCAAGCTATGGAGAAGAAGATGGTATTTATTAATACCTTATACAGCTCTAGATGCTTGGTTGCATGGTTCAGAACGATGGAAAATTTGTTGGAGTCTAGCTGTAGGAATAACCCAGATAAAAATGAACTGGCACTATTATATAGAAGAAATAAACTGGGAGGATTGATAGATAGATGCTGATAATCTCTAAATTCCATGATTATTATGATACTGCTATAGGATATGGTGGAGTAGATAAATCTGTGGTTTATAATCGTAAAGAGGAAGAGATAGATACGCGGAATCCTGATAAGTTTATGTGGGGAAGAAGACCATGGAGAAAGAGTGGCGAATTTGATTCTAAAAAATATCGTCACAAATGGGACACGTTAGCTATAGCATTCTGTGGACAATTATATCCTTTGGTTAGGATAACTAGAGAACCAACATATTGGACTGGTGAAAACATAACTTCCTATCTTTATTCTAGAAAAGCAGTAGAAGACTATCAGACAAAGTATAGTAAAGGACCAATCAAGTCTAAAAGTCATGTGTATTGGAGATATTCAGTAAAACTATCAGATAAAGTATTAGATAAAGTATTTGATCTAAATACTTGGAGTAAGTTTGCTGATATCAACAGAGAACGGCGATGTCCTATTATCCTAATTAAAGATGAAGAACTCACTTTAGATCCTTGTCTTAAGGACTATGGCTTTCAGACTCTATTTAATCCATTTATAGCTTTCCAAGAGATACATATGTACTTATCGGGTGTACTAGGGATTCCTGAGAAAGAAATTGTTGAAGTCAGTAATGAAATTCAGCGAGATAAGAAGGGATTTGATAACTGGAGCTTTAAAAGGCATCCAGGAGGCAAAAAGAGAAAGAAAAAGAATGCTTAAGCTACGGTTACTAGTAACTAAAGACTGTGATAGAGATTGTGAAGGCTGTTGTAATAAAGAGTATGACTTAGATGCTCTACCAAAAGTAGATACATTTAAGGGATTTAGTGAAATTCTCCTTACTGGAGGAGAGCCTATGTTAGATCCAGTGCAGCTAGCATATATAATTGGTACAGCTCGGGGAAGTGCACATCCGGCGACCAGACTCTATCTGTATACAGCTAATGTACTAGATACATTAACAACTGTTAGTATTCTAGGAATGATTGATGGTGTTACTCTCACTCTACATAGTGAAGATGATGTATCTCCCTTTTATAGATTACAAGAATTAATTAAACTTACACCTGAGCTACAAAAGAAAAGCTTACGTCTCAATATCTTCAAAGAAGTAAAAACGCCCAATATCCTTCCCTTCTGGAAAGCAAGACATAACATTGAATGGATAAAAGACTGCCCATTACCAGATGGTGAAGTCTTTAAGAGATGTAAATAAAATCCACATTTATGTGGTTGGACCTGGGAAACAAGGCCCACAGAATAAGATTGGAATTAACTAAACAAGATAAATTGGTAGAACCAATCAATAGCAAATCAATATTTCAATCAATAGCACCTAACAATGGGGGACTCCTTGATCGCGCGAGAGATCTTCTCCATAAAGAAAGAAGGATAATGAAAATATATACAACCATAGAAGATGCAAGAAATGATAAATCAATGGAAGAAGGCTGGGATAGTGAACAGTTAACTGAGATACAATTCCAAGCTCTCAAAGAAGGTAAAGTTATTTTAATGGGGCCTTCTGGAAATTTTCCAACAATTCTAAGTCTGAAAACTAAAGAACAATAGGGTCTTCCCCTTTCTTTGTTGGATAGCTACCAACAGAATGGCCACTGTCCCTAGTAGTGAAGCTTACGAGCCGCTGGGTGTGAAAACCCACGCTATTAGGATAAGACAGGTGGGGTACCCAGAAGGAAGACTGTTCATAGCACCTAGGATATGTTATGAATTAGGGTACCTCTTAATGATTATGGTAGTGTAGCTAAGAGAATTAACGCTATAGATGACGATCTATAGGTCAGTAGTGAAAGATATTTCACTCACGCAGGTTTAAATCCTGCCACTATCTCATATTATGGGCTTGTAACTCAGTCTGGGAGAATTCCTGATTTGTATTCAGGTGGTCGTAGGTTCAAATCCTATCAGGTCCACAGGGGAGTGAGGAAATTCTATGTCTACGTACTAGTGGCTAGCATGGCCCCGCTAGAGGGTCTATGACTAGCTACAATACATGAATCATAGAATGATTGGTCGGGACAATATCTAGCAATCCCTATGGGAAGATCTTCGGACCTTCTGATAATCACCCTGGTGCTCCTGGGGGTGGGGAAACAGGAGCATTTATGTCAGGCTAGGGTTGGCACTCTAGGGTAGAATAGCACAACTACCTGGACCCTGATTATCTAGGGGAATATGCATGCTAAAACCAGATAGTTAAGACCTCTGCAGGTTCGATTCCTGCCCTGACGACCAAGGAAAACAATATGCCATTAGAATCATTTAATCCTAAAAGTAAAGAACTTATGTTTACTTTCGAGAATGAGAAAGCAGCTGAGCATTTTAAGCTATGGCTATGTGAATAAGGAGAACAGGATTATTGGATGTGGATGGAATGGCGTGAGCAAGAAGAAAAAACAGGTTCTATTACAGGTGTTAATTTCAACTATCATACCAATGCTATTGTTAAAGTTGAATGTGGCAGATTAGATAGTGAAATATGAAATTTATAATCCATAAAACATCTGACAGTTATATGAAGTCTCAACCTCATCCAGATGCACAGATAGATCAAGAGTTAACAAAAGACTTTGTAGATCCTGAAAATGGTGCAGAAGAGGAGAGTAAAATCTGGATTGTTAATATTGAAACATTAGCAGATCTTTTAGAATTACAAGAAAGTGTTAAAGATCCATTAATTATTGTTAATAATTATCAGGAATGGTGGTTAAATAGAGATTTACCTACCAATCTTCCTTGTATTGAGATATATGATAGCTGGAGAGAATAATAGCATTTTATGGGAGAAGTATGGGAAAAATATGACAATTTTATAGCATTCTGCTATACTTTTGTCCATGCCACCCAGAATAACAACCCCAATAAAGCTATGTCGAAAATGTAGACTAGAAAAGCCCAACAATACAGATCATTTCTATAAAAGGACTGATAGACCTGGATTAATGAGCAGATGTAAAGATTGTATGAAGAAGAAAATTAAAGAATGGACGAGAAAGAATCCAGAGCGCGTTCAATATAATGCCCGCACGCAACGATTAAAGGTCATCTGTTGGACAAGAAAACGAGAAGAGGAATTTAAAAAGAAACAAAACGGCCGATGTGCAGTTTGTAATAGAGAGAAACTGCTAGTACCAGACCACGATCATAGTAAGAGAATTCCTAGAGGATTACTCTGTATGTCATGTAATACAGCCATCGGTAAATTCCAAGACTCAGAAGAAGTGCTATTAAGTGCTATTAACTATCTCAAAAAATATAAGGACTAGCAATTTTGCTATACTATTCCCAAGAAAGGAGCTCTGGCATGATGGCAAATTAACTCATATAGGAGGAGTTACATCATGAAAAGAGACAGAGCCTATCGGAGATGGCGGCGGGATATCGCCCGTCAGAAGCTACAACGTATGGGAGAATGGTGGTTCAGCTTTGAGGAACGAAGGGATAACCCTGAATGGTTCTACTGCTGGGTAATGAGAATGGTACAGTGCAAAACCCCTTGTAGTCAACCCTGGTGCTGTGGTAATCCAAGAAGATCACCTGGTAAGAAAATGCTTACTCAACAAGAAATGCGGGCTGATACTACCTTAAAAGAGGAATATCCTGAGCTACTGAAGAGTAGTAGGGTAGGATCGATTTACCCTGGATACTATAGAGATGGGTATAGCAGAGATTGTGTATGAGTAAGTGGAGAAAAAGAATACGCTTTTATCTCTGGAATCAACAGAGAGGTTTATGTGCATGGTGTAATAGAAAGACTACTTTTAAGAAGAATAGTCCTGAATTTGCATCAATAGACCATATAATCCCTACGAGTAAAGGTGGTACGAATCGGCGGACTAACCTCCAAATACTCTGCTCTCGTTGTAATACTAATAAAGCAGATAGAGTACCTAGTGAAGAACCAGTTAAAATATGAATCATCCTTATAGAAGTATACAAAAGGACTATGTTCAATGTGTCCTTAGAAGAGACACAGCTACACCAGGTTATTATCAGCAGATGACTACCTGGCTACCTGAAAAATATGCATTACTGGCTAAATTTCTAAAATTGAAAAATAAAGAAGGTTTATGGGAAAATCATTGGCAGGTTATTAGTGTTGGTACTAGAAAACCAGCCGATTATGTACTAGCTCAGGAACGTGAGCATCTTAAACATAGAGAAGTATCAGATGTATAGGAGAATAAAATGGACAAAGACTACGTATCAGATAAAGAAATAGTAGGTTGGAACCTAGACGACGGAGCAGACGGAGAATACGCAGTATCATTATTGAAAAATGGTACCTGGGAAATAGACGGCAACAGAGTATCAGCAGTAGATATAATTGCAGGAGCATTATTAGGACTCTATTGCTCAATATCTGCGATAGAAGACACAATTGAAGAAAAATAGTAAATGATTTACTTCACCTCAGATTTCCACCTTGGACATGCCAATATACTAGAATTTGACAATCGTCCATGGAATACCATACAAGAGCATGACAGAGCCCTAGTAGACATCTGGAATTCTCAAGTAACCAGTGAAGACGAAGTATATCATCTGGGTGACTTTGCATTCAAATGTAGTAAATACTACGTACAAGGGATTCTTTCTAGACTAAATGGAAATAAGTTCTTCATTAGAGGTAGTCATGACCAGCTCTTAGACAAGATAGGAGCCGAGGGATACTTCTCTTGGATTAAAGAAAGATACTTTTTACAGCTAAAGAAAGATCAGCGATTTGGTATCTTCCTAGATCATCATGCACACCGTGTCTGGCCGAAGTCTCACTACAAAACTTGGCATCTTTACGGACACAGCCATGGTAACTTGATAGAAAATGACTCTCTCTCTTTCGATGTTGGAATAATGTGTAATAATTACAAGCTATTATCACTGGATGATATACGAGAGAGAATGGAAAGAAAGAAAGGCGATTTTAGACATCACTAAGATTAAAACCTTAAATAAGGGACAATAAAAATGGCATATTACTTAATCCCATCATACCTTATCTCATTTTTCATTCTAAGTTTTGCATCAATGTGTATCTTCGATGACGGAGATATAGTAGCAAAAAGATGTATATCAAGAGCATGGCTCTTATGGCCATTCTTGGGATGGTTATATCCTATACTAGTTCTTTTGTATTGTATTAAAAAGCTATGTGGATATGCATTTATTTCAACGAAGAAGAAGAAACAATAAAATTATTCCAGGGTAGCTCAATTGGCAGTCAGCGCCGGTCTGTTAAACCGGAGGTTGTGGGATCGTAACCCACCCCTGGAGCTTAAGGACCTATAGCTCAGCTGGCCAGAGCGTTTGACTCATAATCAAGTGGTCGCTTGTTCGAATCAAGCTGGGTCCAAACATTCCTGTTTGGTCTAGTGGTAAGACAACAGGTTTTGGTCCTGTTAACGCTAGTTCGATTCTAGCAGCGGGACTAGTTCAAACCTAGTCAGGGGATTAACGGGATATGGCGCAGTCTGGTAGCGCACTTGGTTTGGGACCAAGGAGTCGTAGGTTCAAATCCTATCATTTCCGCTTTGATAAAAACGTTAGCTAAATATCTCGATTACTAAAAACTTGTCTTATTCCTACTAGAGGTAGTTATATAGATCAGAGACAAGTGGAGGAAGAGATATATGGCGAGCCTAGTAGCTGTAGCGATAGTAGCTGTAGCAATGAAGATGTTTATAGGTAATACTCAAACAAGGAGACGGGCAGCGTAATGATTCCAGAAAAAGGTGACACAGTTCAATTGAGCCTTAAATTTATAGAAGAAGCATCTCCAATGACTAAGGATAAACATGGAGTATGGTATGAAGATGTTAAAAATCTACCAGGTCAAAGTTTAACTGTATCTGGTGTTGAAATGATTACTGACATAGATGATGAAAAGATGTTTAGAATTGGACTTTATAATAAGCAAAAAAGATATAGAGTTTGTACTCTAGATCCATCAGGTCGTCTAATTGGGTATGGTATTAAAGCTAAAATGTTTACGTTAGTTACTGAAACTGTAGAATCTATACAAAATAATATTTATTGTCATTGTGGTGGTACTACTAAAGTAGTAACTATAAATCATGACACCTTCAAGTTCTGCACTAGCTGCAGAAAAGAGCAACTCTAGCTCTACCTCAATTCTTTAAACAACTAAAGGAGAACTAAGATGATTCGGAGAAATCTATGGATACCTATGTTGTGTACAGTAGCTATATTTTCAGGATGTCTGAGAAATCAGGGAAGAAGGATACGCTATTATCCAGAAGAGAACCAACAGTATGAACAACCAAGAGAAGAAGAATCAGCAGTGAGATTACCTTCTGTAGCATTAGATGATATTGCGCCAACAGCAGTACAAGCCGATTTTGTTCCTCATCAGTACAGATCTGAGAATAGAAACTGTTATCCGAATTGTAGAATGCCTAGTCGTTCTAGAAATAGATGGGGTATACGAAGAGCTCATAGAGCTAAAACAGTAGAAACTCTTGCTAGAGATAGAAAATATATTAGAGCAGCTATGATGTATGCAGCAGTAACATGGAGATGTCATGATGTTAGGTTAATAAAAGATGCGGCTATGCCAGCACAGAATGGATTGTGGCAACAGTATAATCAGTTGTGGCATAGAGTTTATCATCTTAATGTATGTGGTACTGAAAAGGTCCTAAAGTGGATAGGTACAATAGGAACTACTCATAAGTTCAGAGATGAAACACGATACTGGAGAGATGGGTATATCCCTGAAAAGTAAAAGAATAAAGGGCCTACGTTCCATTTAAGCGTAATAGTGAGATACTGTAGATATAGATATGAATAAACCAGTTCACGAACGAGTGTTAGATAGGATGGGAATTAATTTCCCGAGTCGAGGAGGTAACAATAAGATGGAACGGCTGCTACGTGAACTAGCAGAAGAAGTCTTAAAAAAAGATAGAAGGCTTTCAGCCTTAGTAGTGAGAAGTGTATCTGAAGCTACAGCAGAAGTACATTTAGCTTTAATGAAAAATCCACATAAAGCACCAGCAATAGACCCAGAGTTACCTGGGAATGTCTATATGATCGGAAGTAGTGAGAGAAAAAAAATGCAAGAAGACGGTAGACAACCTACCATAATCTCTGAAGCAGAAGCTATTAGGCTAGTAGCCTTTGGCGATGACATAAGCGGTAGATGGAGGTTAAAACAATAAAAGGAGTTGATTCCAACTGTCGGCGCATAAAACTAAGAGACTTTCAGATGTTGGGAAAGGTCCAGGAAAAGATTTAGAAAGAGAAGCAGTCATAGTCGTCTTACAAAGATTGAGTAAAGATGGATATATGATTGGATTGGAACTCATTGCAGAACGCAATAATGGGAAATGGAGAATAATAGACCTCGAGAGAGGAATCATATTCTCATCTGATAATGCCCTAGAAGTAGCGAAGATGTTTGTAGGTCTAGAAACACCAGAGACAATAATAGATATAGAGAATCCTATCTTCGATCCGGAGGTTGAAGAAGATAATCAAGAAGATACTCCTGTATATAATAGTGATGATATCTTTAGGAATTATGAGTATTCTAATGCAGTGCGAAGGAAAAAAGATGGATAATACTCAGTACTGTCTTGATCAATGTGAAGTACTGCAAGAATACCATCCTAAGTTAGAGAGGTACTCTGTCGAGGACAATGGCTATGTCATACTCGAGTGCATTTGCACAAAAAAGGAGTAGGTTGAACTGGAATTTTACCTTCTGTTATCAGTAATCATAGGAATTATCATAACATCGGGACTATGTGCCCGAATTGTTTATTTATATAAACAAGATATGGAAGACAACAGGAAGAAAGATGAGCAACTCGCTAATAGTAGTAAGTCAAACAATATCTCTAAAGAAGAAAATGTTGTCATTCCTGAGGAAGAATTATAATCCTTGGCAAGATGTTGAAGACTGGACATCTAACACTAACCTAAATCTATTTGACCCATTGTTTTTTCATTCAGCTAGTGGAAAAAGGATTATTACTTCAACGGGAAGTAGTATATCTAGATTCTATATTATGAATGTAATGAGATGGGTAGCATTACAAATTGGTGCAGACAGAAAGTTGAAAATGTCAGTTCACAACATAAGAGGTAAATGTGTTATCTATAATGATAAACACAGTATACCTATTCTTATAACAGAGATGTTGTGTCCAACTTGTGGAGATTTAGGTTGTTCTGATGAACAATGGACTACAGATTCATTGGGATTCAGACCCTTGAAAAGATGGTGGCATATTAATAATCCAGATGATAAAAGTTTACCCATGAAACAATTCCTAGATGAAACTATAGAACAGAATAAAATGTTAACTAAAATCGATGATTTAGTTAAAAGAGAACTAGAAAAGCTTAATCGCTTATGGAATCAATAGAGGAAATGGAATTAAGAATTGCCTAGAGTTTACTTAGTTGGATCGCATTGTACAGGAAAAACTACACTAGCTAGATATATAAGCGACAAGTATAAGATGCCCATGATTACAGAAGTAGCGCGCTCTATACTTGCTGAATGGGAAACAACCCTTGATGAGTTGTTTATAGATATAGATGGTATAGGACATTTTCAACATGAAATATTAAGAAGACAATTAGTAAAAGAGCAGGAACATGGAGATAATTTTGTATCAGATAGAGCTTTTGACTCTATTGCATATGCAGCTGAACATACCACAATAGCCTCAGAACTAATGAGTTCTCCACAGTTTCAACAATATGTAAATCAAGTCAATCGTGGAATTGTCTTGTTTCTTAGGCCCAGCAAACATCTCCTTAAAGATGATGGAACAAGGGCAAGCACCCATCTGATTTGGGACTCAGTGATCAAAATAGATGGAATGATAAAATTCATGTTAGAAAAATATCAAACCAAATACCTACCTATATCGGAATCAAACATGCAAGAAAGGGTTAGAATTATCCAATTCATCTTAGGAAGAGATGAACTCAGACAAAAAGAAAACTCGTAGCCTTTCATGTAATGGTAAGAGGAAAAGAAAGTCTAATCTTACCCCCTTCATCCTGGAGAAAAGATGCCTCTACGAAAGTGTACCTCAAGCCATATTCTGGTTAGTGACTTCGATCATAGAGACCCTAAAAGTGAACTAGACGATATAGACACAGGAAGATATTTAGAAGCATTAGGTTCATTACCTCAGAATATTCGACAGCTCATGCAAGAAGGGGACATGCATGTTCAAGTAGAACAGCTAGAAGACGGAACCTATAGAGTAGTTAAGATAATTAAAAAAAGAGAACCAGAATTTTTGCAAGGTACAGATCATTTCTTTGTTATAGACAAAGAAGGACAAAGACTAGAAGTAGAAGAAGATACTTATAGTGAACTACTAGGTCTAAAGGGAGATCCGGAAGACGTATTCAATAGAGAAGACGTTGAATTTGTAGGTCTAGAATATGATCAGGTACCACCGATGGATGTCTGGGATATAACCTTTGACGAAACCGAGCATGTTAGAACAGCTCGAAGACTAATAGATAGTGGTAAGGCCAGTTTTAAACAATTACAAAAACAAGCAGATAAACTTGTATACTCAGCAGACTGGTTTCCATACTCGGAAGATAAAAGACTGCGTCATGCAAGAGCTCAACTTATAGCAACAAAAATCACTAAAGAAGACTTGTCTAAGAAGGAATTAGCTCGACTAATTGGATATACGTCTCAAGACAAAAGACCATCTATGGCTACTCAGCTCCTTGAACAAGCTAAAAAGATGAAACCTAGTACTACAAAACAACAAATTCTTTCTAAAGCTAAAGACATTATGGATTCTTATAAACAGGATAAAGATAATCCTGTTAGAGATAGAAACAAAATATCTGCAGGAGACAGAAGGAAACTCTGGCACCTGTGGCAAGAAAGATACATGAAACTGCATGAAAGCGTAGAATTACCTCCTTGGAGGTATAAGACTATGCTGCAGTACAAGCTAACCCAAATGGCACACAAAGGCAAAATTACCTGGGATGAAGCTAGGTATAGACTAATGGATGCCATGGAGAAACACTTCGGTATTCGTGAAGATAAAACCAAGATTAGAATGAGAAGACCAACTGGGAGATTTGCTAAAGTTAAAGATATTAATCCACCAGAATGGTTAACAGATATACCTAAGCCAGAAGAGGTTGAAGTTTCTACAGAAGAATTCAATCTAGACGAATGGTTACCCGAATCTACTTACTTACAACTAACAGATGAAGAAGATCAGTGTGATACAACAGAAATTATTTTATCTCAAGGGCTATCTACGAACGAATAAGAGAAATAATGAAAGATAGAAATCACTTAAAACTCACTGAAAATAAGAAAGAAAAGTCTGTTGAAATAGACGGCACCGCAACAGCTATTCTGGAACTCATACATGAAGCTATGAAAGCTATTCATGGAGAGGAAGGTAAATTAGCCGTCGAGGAGTCTAATAGGGACGTAAGGTCTATAACCATTAAGAAAGTGGAATGAAGATGTGGCGTAGTATCAGCAGATAAGGATATCTAGATGGCAAATCAAAAGGAGAGCTGTAGAGTAAAAATCAAAGCCGACAAAAAGACCATCAGTGACATATTCCTACTAGCAGAAGTATGGGGAGTCACTTGGGAAAATGCGGCGATTAGACTACTCACACAGAGCCCCTTGGGATCTCTAATCAAGGACAATCAACCAATGGATGGACCAGATGACTAGCGAAAGGCAAGAAGTCGAAGTTTGCCTAACAGATAAAGCAATGCAGGCAATTATCGACGTGTCAAATGAGAAAAACATTAGCTTTAACGAAGCTGTAGTTAGTATGCTTCGAGAAGGACTAAAGCTTCTAGAGGAAACAAAAAAGGAATAATAATGTACTGTATTTTAGGTGGACTAGGACAACAGGGACTAGCTATAACTAGATATCTACTCAGACATACACAAGAAAGAGTCGATATAGCTGATCTTACATTTAAGATAGGTATGAAACTACCTCAAGACTTAGAGGATGGAAGAAAAGCAGGTCAATTAGGCTTATGTACAGAGTATCAACACCTATTAGATACTCATTCAGATATCTCAGCTACTTATGTTAACTGTTTACCTATTCATCTAGGAATGGCTACAATTCTTTTACAAAAAGAAGTAAATTTTGTAGATCTTGGAGGAGACGAAAAATTTGCTCAAGATCTATTAAAATCTGTTTACAAGAGACCAAACATAGTAGTTCCAGACTGTGGACTAGCACCAGGTTTTGCATCTACTCTAGCAGGGCATGTAGCAAGAACAGGTGGAACAGAATTGAGTATTCTTTGTGGAGGTTTACCTCTTTGTCCAGCAGATTATCATCAACCCAGATATGTAAGAAGCTTTAGTGTTCATGGGCTTCTTAATGAATATACTGGTCTAGTAGCTCAAAGAGAATATGGCGAACTTTGTCATGTTCCAGCATTAGACAATGATGAAACCGAATGGAGAAGCATAGAGGGACTTGATCATTCATTCGAAGCTGCTCCTACTTACGGTAGTATGTCAATAACACCACAAGTATCAGAACTTCATTATCTTAATTATAGAACATTAAGATACGAAGGTCATTTCGAATGGATGAAAGAAAATATCTTCTGGCAAAAGAATCCTGCAGAGATTTTAGAAGGAGTACTAGAAGCAGTAGGTCCTGAAGATCAAGACACTATCATTCTACGTGCAGAATATGACACAGTAGAAGATATGATGACAACGGTCTGGCAATGGAAGTATGATACTGAAAACGATATTTCAGCTATGGCACAGGCAACTGGTTATATAGTAGCAGCAGTAGCTACAATGATACATGATAAAGCTTTAGAACCAGGTGTAAACTGGATGCATAACATAGCTGTAGAAGAAATCATAATGAGAGTCCAAAAAGAACCAAATCAATTCACTCGTATTTATCATACTGAAAGGAAGTATCATGGTGATGAAACTGAACGAGAAGGAGATTGATAACTTTACGGAGATGATCGTAGCTGCATCAAAAAGCGTTTCACCAAGTAGGCTTAGAAGTCTAGTAAAACAAATACTAGTAGTATCAGCAACAAATGCTGCACATCAATACTTTCAAATAGGTTGGAAACAAAGCGCTCGTTATGTGGATATAACACAGTTGAATTTATCCAGAACAAGAAAGCGCCATTCACTAAGAAGGTGTGAGTTCAATTAAATGACTAAAATTCTAGGAGTAGATGAAGCTGGTCGAGGTAGCGTAATAGGACCTATAGTCCTAGCTGCTGTAGTAGCAGATTCAGATAAAGGATTTGAACTACGAAGAATTGGAGTCAGAGACTCTAAAGCCTTTGTAGGAGACCAGCGGAGCAGGTATGCCTCTAGAAGAGACAAACTACATCAAATGATACCTATCCTAAAAACATGGTGGTCGTTTGAGATGGTACCAGCATCACGAGTTGATGAGTACGTGAGCTCAGATGAGAAAAACTTAAATGACCTTGAAAGAGAAACTGCTCTAAGGGTCATGCAACAACTTATAGAAAGAATTAAACCAGATGTTCTCGTACTAGATGGCGAAAATATTTTCGGGTCTTTAGGAACAGAAATAAACGATATTCCAGTAATTGCTACAGATAAAGCAGATAGCAAATATATCACTGTAGGAGCAGCTAGTATTATAGCTAAGTTCCTCAGAGATAAAGAAACCATAGATATCATGGGAGAAGCATTCTGGAATGGTGCTGGATACCCAAATGATGGAACTAAAACTTGGATAAGAGAATACCTGAGGCGCACAGGTGAATTACCACAAGAGATTAGACAATCTTGGAAGTGGTGGATAAAAATAGAAGAAGAAATGAGAATTAGAGATGCGTCAATGTAATATTTGTAAATATCCAGCTAAAATTAAGTACAAAGAAATTAATAAAGAAACTGGTGTCCTAGAAGAACGGGAGCACATGGTGCAGTGCCCTGGACATATTGGTATTCACCCAGCTCTATGGAATAGAGACCCTGACTATGAATCACTTAGAAAGAGTTATCTTAAACATAGGACAAAAGGAGGAAGGAAGAATAATAAGGAATAATTAGAATGAGAAAGTTCGATGAGACTAAAAGACTAGATTCTGCTAGAAACAGATCTACTGCGGGAATCCGTAAAGAAACAATAGTGCTTAAGAATAATAGTAAGAGAGAATTCTTTAAGTTTGAAAAGGGTCAATTAGTAGAGTATGACCTTACCAAGTATAATAATAGAAGGATAGTATTAGAAGAAGAAGAAAAACAAGGTATCAAACAGGTAAGTAAAGAAAATTTATAAATATCATGAAAACAGAAAAAAGGCCAGTGAAAAAGGTAAGAAGTAATGGGTATAGTTATGACTTCAACAAAGACACAGGCTTTTTCGCTCGTTGGGGTGACACCTTTGATGACGATCCGACTTACAGTCCGTTCGGACCAGAGATACTGGATATTGAGATATCTACAATCTGCGATGGAGGATGTAGTTTCTGTGTACCCCCTGACACTAAGGTTCTGACTCCTGATGGAGAAAAATCAATTCAAGAAATTAAGGTAGGTGAATCTGTGTATGGAGCAAAGATACATAAAAATGGAAAAGTGTCTCGCACTCAACAAATAGTTGACCAGACCTTTGTCAGAGAATATGAAGGTGAATTAATTAAGATTGTAACAGATAATGAGACACTTAGATTAACACCAAATCATAAATTATATACATCAAAAGGATGGATTCGAGCAGATGAGCTCACCGAAGACGATGAAATCATAGGATTTTAAACATTTTGGTTTACATATAAGCAAAAATTCTATATCATAATTGTATGATATGTTACATATGTAAACGAAGGTTTATAGCTAAACGTAAAGATTCCAAATATTGTAGTAGTAAGTGTAAAAAACAATTTACTCGAGAAAAGGATAGGCTAAATTATCATAGTAGATCTTTCAATAAAATTTGCGAGATTTGCAGAGAATCCTTCCAAGGGAAGTATAAACAAAAACAATGTGATAAATGCCGATCTAAAAGACGAATAAAGTCTACTAAGATTAAGAGAACATATTGCCCTCGTTGTAAAATTAATATTACTAATTCATACATAGTAAAAACCTTTCATAAAACAAAAACATATAGTAGAGCTATGTGTAATAAATGTAAGGAAAAAAGCTTAATCTCTACTAAAAAACGGATGTCCTCAGATAACAATCCGTCCATTCAAAAATATGGACGGAAGAAAATCTATTCAGAAGAGGAAAACAATAAAAGGAAAGAGAAACAAAAAAGACAAATGAGGGTCAATAATCCAATGTATGATCCAAAGGTCAAACAAAAAGCAAAAGAAACTCGAGCAAAGAGATCTTATCAATATAAAAGAGGAAATAAACATAGTCTATGGAAAGGTAACCGTAACCGAGCACAGACAATAAGATCACGATTATATAAAATATGGATACTTCCAATCCTCGAAAGAGATCAGTTCACTTGCTGTAGATGTAATAAAACAAGTACTCAGCTAGAAGTCCATCATATTGATAGTTTCAGAGATATTTTAAAGAAAGAATTATGGAACAAATCTCTAGAAGACTTAAGTCTCGAGGAATTTGAAGAAGTATCTCTAAAAATAGAAAAACTTCACCTTTTAGGAAGGATTCGAGGAATTACATATTGTATGCCATGTCATAAACGAGTAGACAACAGGAGAAGATAATGAAGATAAGGAATATTACAAGAGAAGACTACTCTGGACAAGTATATAATATTGGAACTACACCAGACCATAGCTATTTTGCTAATAGCTTATTAGTACATAATTGTTACAAATCGAATACCTCAAAAGGTAAAAATATGTCACTTAACACTTTTAAGGACATTTTCCAGAGAATTCCTAAAAATCTCACTCAGGTGGCATTCGGCATAGGATCCATAGACGCAAATCCTGATCTATGGAAGATAATGGAGTATTGCAGAGATAATCCACATAATGAAGTAGTTCCTAACATTACAGTGAACGGAAAGGATATTTCCGATGAACATGTCTCTAGGCTTAGCACTATATGCGGTGCAGTGGCAGTTAGTCACTATAACGATAGTGACTGCTTTTCTAGTGTGGATAGACTCGGGCGGGCTGGATTAAAACAAGTTAACATTCACAAAGTATTATGTATGGAAACATACAATGAATGTATTAATTTAATCAACCAGGTAAGAATTGAAGAAGAATTAGAAAGACTAAATGCAATTGTCTTTCTATTAATGAAACCAAAAGGAAGTAGAAATAGAACAACTCAGTTAAGAAATCTAGATATGTATAAAAATCTCATTACTAGAGCAATGACAATGGATGTACCAATTGGATTCGATAGCTGTAGCGCGCCTTCATTCCTTAAGGTTATACAGGATAATCCAGATAAAAAGCTCTTAGAAATGATCTGTGAGCCTTGTGAGTCATACTGCTTCAGTCTCTACATAAATGTAAATGGAGAAGTGTTTCCTTGTAGTTTTTGTGATGAAGAGCCAGGACATAACCCTATTAAAATACAAAATACAGAAAATTTTTTGAGAGATGTATGGGAAAGTCCCCAAGCTGAATCTTTTAGAAATAAATTAATGGCAAACGAAAGAAAATGTCCGGTCTTTGACCTAGAGATGACATGAATATTATTAATGAAATTTAGAATTGGCTTCGTATCAAATTCCAGCTCCTCTTCATTCACGATAAAACTCTCAGATTTATCTGCTAAACAAATCCTCACAATAGTCTGTCATTCAGAACTAGGTAAACAAATAGATATTGAATATGGAGATACTGATGCTTGGGAGATCATTGTAGATGAAAGAGCAGAAATCATCAGTGGTAACACTTCTATGAATAATTTTGACATGGAAGAGTACCTACAAAAAATAGGTATACCAGACAATAAAATAAATTGGATTCATGGACACTGGTAATGAAACTTCGACTAGGATTTGTAGCAAACTCAAGTAGTTCAGACTATATGTATGCAAATGATGATTATTTAGAAGAAAATTTGAGTGCTGAATTTCCAGACGAAGAAGAAGACGATGTAATAGTATATCTAAAGAAGCAATTGGAGTTTAGGTTTGAAGATTAGAACAGGATTTGTAAGCAACAGTAGTTCTTCTGCATTTATAGTTAGAGATAACGATTATACTACTACTGCTCAAGTAGCAAAAAAAATGCTAGAGGTAATAGAAACAGAAAGATTAGAATATGGTGAAGACTTTGCTATTAATAGAAATAGTAAAGCTTTAGTATGGTTAGAAACTCATCGTAGTTTTAATAAGCCTTTATATGTTGACTGGACATGTAATTATGAGACATATATCTGGAAAGATAGCAGAGGTATATGTGTTAGAACGTGTAATAACCATGGATTCTACAATATAGACTGGAATGTATCCTGGGACGATATTGTAGACGAAGATAATGGTGATGAAGACGGTCAACCAGAGTTTAAACATTTCAACTCTTTAGATGATCTAGAAAACATTATCACAGCAACAGGTCAAGTAGAATTTCGTTTTTAATAAAAAAATAAGGTTTAAACTTTATGGTTAATGAAGAAGATATGAAAAAACTAATAAAACAAGCTCAAGCGGTTGGTTTTCATCATGGTTATATTTCAGCTCTTCGATTATTTGCTTGGTGGAAAGATGGAGAACAATATGTAGGTTGTGGCAATAAAACTCTTGGTCAAGCAATGGAAGAGTTTGACCGAGCTTTTATAGAATCTGACGAAAAGAGAAAACATGTTTGAATGTGAAGGCAAATATACTACAGCTAAGATCTGGATTGACGATGTAGAACCAGAATGTGTCAGCCAGATTACCAAAATGATTAATCATCCTGCATTTACTAAGCCAGTGGCTATTATGCCAGATACTCATGCTGGCAAAGGTAGTGTAATTGGTTTTACAATGCCTCTTACCGACAAAATCATTCCTAATGTTATTGGTGTGGATATTGGCTGTGGAATGCTAGCCATTAACCTAGGCAAGAGTCTCTTGTCGTCCATGTCTCTCAGGGATATAGACCAAAACATCAGGTCAACTGTACCTATGGGCTTTAAAGCTCACAAGAGAGCCAGATACAACGTTTCTAGACACGATTGGGTCCTAGCATCATCTGCAGCTAAAAACCTCGTACAGAAGGCCTCGGATAGGCTAGGAGTGAATTCAGAATTACCTGTTTTTGACTATGATAGGTTCCAGGAAATCTGTAGATATACAGGTGCAGATTTTAGTAGAGCTTGCAATAGTATTGGTACTCTTGGTGGAGGTAACCATTTCATAGAAATAGGCAAATCAGAGAATACTGGTGATTATTGGCTTACCATACACTCAGGATCTAGAAACTTTGGTCTCAAAGTGTGTAATTACTGGCAGGAAAGAGCACTTCTGAGAATTAAGGACGTTCGAGAAGGAGTCTTTACTGACCTTGTAGATAAACTCAAGAAAGAAGAGCCAGAGTGGAAACTATGGGAAGGAAAAATCCAGAATCTTAGAACACAATTAGGATTAGATGGAGCTGGAGATATTAAGGAGCTTGCATACCTTACAGGAGACGATGCCTTTGGATACTTGTTTGATATGGCAATGGCTCAAGAGTATGCTCACTTAAATAGGAAAGAAATGGGCCGGCGTATTATTAAATGCCTTGGCCTTAAGGATACTTTAGAAACTCTTGAACAAATAGAAACAGTTCATAATCTTATAGACTTTGGAGATCTTATCATCCGTAAGGGAGCAGTAGCCAGTTATACTGGTGAAAAAATAATTATTCCATTTAACATGAGAGACGGCTTACTTATTTGTGAAGGCAGGAGCAATGGTGAATGGAACTACTCAGCGCCTCATGGAGCTGGTAGAGTAATGTCTAGAACACAAGCTAAAAAAGAACTATCTCTTGACAAATTTAAACAAGAAATGAAAGACATTTATTCTACTTCAGTAGTGAAAAGTACTCTTGATGAAGCTCCTGATGCTTACAAAGAAAGTCATATTATTGAGAGAGCGCTCGATCCTACAGCAAGGATAATTGACAGAGTAAAACCTGTTCTCAACATCAAGGCAATATAATGAAATTCTTATATGTTGATCAAGGAAGATATAAACAATATGGAGAAACAGGTATTTATGTCAGAGCCTTCGTTGAAAACGGAGAGTGTATCTCTTGTGACATAGCTGATCTAGAGAAAGAATCCTTACTTGTCTGGCTTAAGAAGAATAATGGAGAGAATAGGGTGGCCGAGGATGTAGTTGGTATACTTCTGGGTCATGGACATTTACACCCAACGGAGTAGACAATGGACCCTTTATCACTTACAGCTGGAAAATTGATCTTTACTGGAGCAATGCTATCCATCGGTTGGTGGATGGGAAAGAAACTAACTAATCAAATAGATAGCTTCATTGATTTTCATTCAAATGAGTATCTTCAGATTGGAAGAGATAAAAAGAAAGATAAGAAAGGCGAGTTAGCCTTATTATGAAAGTAGTCTCTATAGTATCGGGTTTCATTCAAGGTAATGGACCTAGACAATTTGGGTCAGGAGAAATGAATCAATTTAAGGCGCAAGTAAAATCAGCAGTAATGAACGAGCTTTTAGATATAAATCCTACCTATTGTCTTACCTCAGTGTCTGAAGACATGGGACTATGGTCTACAGCTGTTTGTAAATCTCTAGATATTCCATATGTAGTTACCTACCCACGGATATATACTCTCAAAGAAGAACAGAACAGTAAACGTCGTTATTATATTAATAATGCAGTGGCAATTACTGATCCAGGGAATAGCGACATTACACATGTTTTAAGAAACCAAATAATCAAAGAATATGTAGAGATACAAAAAGAATTAAAAAAAGGAACAAAACTTAGAAAGTATCCTGGAAATTCATATAGAGTTCAGTGGTTTGCTATAAGAAATGCTCATATGATTAACAGATCTAACTATGTGATACTAGTCTTTCCTAAAGAGAATTCCCCTCTCAAGGTATGGACAGAAAGATATAGCCTGAGACAATTGAAGTTAGAAAAGATTGTAAAAGTGGAGGTTGATGTGACCAGTGCTCACCCAAACATTTCTTGGCTCAATCCCTCTATGTGTAGATGACATACATGTAGGTATGTTAATCGTTATGGATCCAGAGACCATACACTATATTGCAGCTATCGAAGAAAGAGCGGATATTACTCCGGGATGTTGGCGTGTACTTAAAATTACAAAAGTCCCGAAAAAGGAAAGCACTCCTGAAAGAGGAAGGATTTATAAGGTTATATATATAGAGCATGAAAGTTGGATCGGAACCAATGCTAAACCCATTGCTATCAAATTCAATAAGTTTTCCAATGTAATACTAGCCCAAACTTTTTTAGTAGAAGAAGTATTTAACATTGTTATAGAGAACAAAGCGCAATTGGCTAACTACAATTCAGACAGATGGAACTGTATTGCCTGTGGAAAGAGACTAAACGTAGTAGCTATCACATGTAGAATCTGCCCTGGGTGTGAATCATAAGCCATGGGCAGAGTAAACTAGGGATTGGTACTAGAGTTTGGCGAGAAGAAAATGAGAGTACAAGGAATAGTTCAGAAAGTTAAAGGTAATGGTGCATACTGTCGTAACTGTGCACAAGATGAATGGGCTACCAATCCTTCACGAAGAGATGCTATGGAAATGGCTACTCTACCAAAAGGAACAAAAGCTTTCAAGCTTGAAATTAGTGATGGTGCAGGTGGCACAGTCTATTTATGTTTATTGCATGCAGAATGTTTAGCAGAAGATATATTAAAAGATATATTAGCAGCAGAACCTGACAACTATTAGAGAACCAGGAGAAATAATGGGCATAGGAATTAAGAATTCAGACTGGCTGTACATTGTTAATAAAGCAAGAGGCGAAGACAAATGTATCTGTGAACAACATGAGAACAGTCATAAATTTTGTGTTATTCATGGCTTTTCAAGAAACAATGGACATAAGTTTGGCGGGAAGATTACTACAACAGACGAAGCAGAAAGCTTCATAGCTGCCCATAGACTGAAGAGGGGAGAAGATGGTAAACTTCTGCCTTCTACCGAAAGAGGTAGGCGAAGAAAAGAGAAGCGAGGCAAGTAAGTGGGCAGAATCTATCGGGAAATACTCAAAGCACTAACACTATTAGCCTTTTTTAGTATACTACTATGTTCTTGTGGTGGACAAGCTCTCTATAGTGAGGTATACAATGTGTCATTCGAAACAAATTCACCAATCTCTAGTATTTTTACAGAAAACGTAGATTAGAGAAATATGGGATGCAACAGAACCGCACGAACTATTCGATAAAACAAATTCTCTACTTTTTGAATCAGAAAAAGGCAATATACATGAAATTCTTATTGATAGTAATATTTTCACTACTCTTTACTTCTCTTACAGCATGTAGTACTAGCTTTTACACAAAAGTAAAAGAACCTACCCTTCACTATGAGGGTATGGGCCGAATTGGAGCAGAATGGAAAAATAACAATTGGCAATCAGGTACGCCAATTATCTTCTTTGCTGTTAGTAATCCAAACAATGCAACAGAACACTTCAAAGTTATCTGCCATCATGCAGATAACGAAATGCTAGGCTATGTCTATAAAGACCTTGTAGTTCCTGCTGGTTCAGACGGACATGTTAGCTTAATGCTGCAGAAGGGTGGGAGCTTTCCTTCACAGTATAAATGTTACCTAAGACAGTTCCTCTTATATTAGGATAATCATGGGACCATTAATTATTTATCATACTAATTGTGACGATGGGTTTACTGCAGCTTGGCTAGCCTGGTTGCATCTCGAAAGAGAAAATATAGAATTTCATCCAGCTCAATACGGAGATGATCCACCTGATGTTACAGGAAGAGAAGTATACATTTTTGATTTCTCGTACCCTAAGGACATACTGTTGGATATGCAGTTACATGCTAAATCCATTATTGTCTTGGACCACCACAAAACTGCGGAGGAAAACCTTAAAGGACTAGACTTCTGCGAGTTTGATATGAATAGATCAGGTGCAATGATGGCCTGGGACTTCTTTTCATCTGGAGAAGAGGCACCGCAGCTTGTTAAGTATGTTCAGGACCGAGACTTATGGCAGTTTGGTTTGAATAACTCTAAAGAAGTTTCTGCTTACATGAGAAGTTTTTCAAGAACAATTGCTTCCTGGAACCATCTCAATAAAATGATAGAAGAAAACTTTGGTTTGGTTGTAATGGAAGGCACTGCTATTCATCGATACGAAACACGACTCGCTGAAAGCCTAGCAAATAGGGCTCGACTTGTTACTATAGAAGGACAGAAAGAAAGAGTCTTGGCAGTGAACTCTCCTATCTTACAGAGTGAAATAGGTGAGATTCTTGCAAATAGGGGACCCTACGGCATAACCTATTTTCACAATGGAGAAAGGCTAATCTTTTCAGCCAGATCCAGACGGGACGATTTTGATGTATCAGAGATTGCTAGGACCCAGGGCGGGGGCGGACATAAAAGAGCCGCAGGATGGAGAGGCGAGCGTCTAGATATCTTTACAAGGGGGCTGACATTTTAATGATTCTTAAGGTGGAAGTGAGCGCAGGTGAACTTCTAGATAAAATAACTATCTTACAAATTAAGTCTAGAAGAATAAAGGAACCTGAAAAGCTCTATAACATAGACAAAGAATTGATTCAGCTAAAAAAAGCTGCTGAAGAGCTTCCAGATGATCCAAACATTCCTGCTTTACAAAAAGAATTAACCAAAGTTAATGAGAGACTCTGGGTGATAGAAGATCAAGTTAGAGAGCTCGAGAAAAAGGAAAAGTTTGACGCAGAGTTTATTATACTAGCAAGATCAGTCTACATGAATAACGATGAACGAGCTCGAATTAAGAGGGAGATCAATGAGCTAGTTGGCTCTGAAATCATAGAAGAAAAATCATACGCAGTTTATTGAGATAACCGGAGAAAATAATGCTCTTGAAGAATTACAGGACATCTAGAGAGAGAAAAGAAAAGATTCTAGAAGCAGTTACTGACTATGCAGAGAGATGTACTGATACTACCACAAATATTGGTCGTCTTCTTCGTCTTGAAGAAAATGAAAACTTTGAACTACATGTTGAGCCAGTAGATATCTCAACCCATGCAGAAGGCCAACTCCTTAGTCGTTTAAGAATCCCCGCTAGCTATCTCCATAGATGCCCAAATGGTCTCCAAGCAGTCAACATCAACTATTGGATTGGACAGAATGATGGTAAAGAGCTTCTCTTTAGATATATTGATAATCGTGTAAGAGCCATCTTTTCCAGTAGATATAGTCCAATCGACGATAACTTTCTGATTCCAGAAGTGTTAGATGCATTGCAAGCAGAGTCAAAAGACGAAAACTTAGAGAATATTCATCTCAGAACATTCGATAAGACAGATGACTTTACTATGCTTAGGGTTTTGTACAAGGATCTTCAGGTAGAACAAGATGGTCAGATATATTGGGCTGGTGTTAACATAATCAACAGTGAAACAGGCATGAGTGCCATCTGGATTAAACCGACTATTAGAGGAGGAACATCCAATGCTTGTTATGACTATCTAGACAAACTAGCTACTGGAGCTACAAGGTTTGTCCATGTAGGGGACATTGAAATCGATGCCATTAGACAAGCTGTCAGAGAAGCTAAAGAGGCCGCTGAAGTAGGAATTGCTAAAATACTAGAAGCATCTGCTCTCATAGTAGATGATCCTGCAAATGAAGCGCGCAATCTTATCCAAGAAGCAGACTTCCTCCCCAACCGAATCATTAGTGTTATTGAAGAACAATATGAAGACCAAGAAACAGCAAGTAAGCTACATGTTGCACAATCTATTCTAGAGGCAGTAAAAGACTTGCCAACTTTTCAAAAGTACTTGGCCGAGTGTGAAGTCGGGCGTTATCTTGATCTCTTTAGGGACACAAGAGCTCGACTAGCAGCAGTCATACAAGACATAGGATAAAGAAGAAGTCCTTGACTTCTATAGCGGAAATAAGTAAAGTAAATCTTAAGGTATTTTAAGGTAGTTTGGTTAGAAGAAATTGGAGATAAACAAAACATGTCCTCCCTCGAATCAGTCATCGACTGGTACACTCAAGGCGCCTACACGGCAAGAGCTAAATATACAATTGAAAGTACTATCAAGAGAACTTGGGTTCACAGGGGAGAAAACCCTTATCCAGAATCAGAAGAAAAGTATATAAATTTAAAACTCGTAGACTGGATGAGTCTTCCAGTTGAAGAACAGTGTCAGAACACAAAACTAATAAAGGAGACAGATTATGAGTCATTACAGCAAGATCTCTACGAAGCTTCAGAAGAAGGAAGCTTTGGTGAAAGCCCTAGTCAAGATGGGTCTTCAGGAGAACAATATCGAAGTATTTGATACACCACAGACCCTTAGAGGTTATGGTGGTACTGCCCACAGCAAGAAAGCAGAGATTCGAGTCAAAGGCGTTGGAAACTATAATAGTGACCTTGGCTTTGAGAAACAAACCGATGGTACCTATACTTTGCACGTAGACACAGATGGCCGTAAGTTTGGTCAACAGTGGCAGGGTGAATTGCAGCAAAGATATGCTTGTGAAGTCATCAAGGAAGTGGCTTCAGAAAGAAATTTCTTTGTGGCAAGCGAGGAAGAGCGAGACGGCGAGTTCTTTGTGAAAGTAACATCACCTTTCTAAAAGCAACAAGCCCCTTTTAGAGGCAAAATTGGAATAAATTTTTAGAGGAATAAATGGAAACTAGACAAGAGAGAAAAGAGCTAGCACCAGAAGTTAGATTTGCCTACTTTAATGTAGGAAAAGGTTCTGCAGTGGTAGCTGGAGTAAGAGATGTTAACAACATGTTTTACTATGCTATCTCAATGTGTTCTCCATTAGATAGGTTTGAACGAAGAACAGGTAAACTTCAAGCATATCATAGGCTCTTTGAGTATGCTCAAATGCCCAATGGACTTCGTAATAGAACTTTAAGTGGAGACATTGACGTTAGTGAAGCAGAATTATCTCATGGAGAAATATGTCAAGTTTTGGTAATCGATCATATTTATGCTGGCCGATGTCCAAAATGGTGTAATAAACTAAACCCCGAAAAAGAAGTAACTTTCAGAGTGAAAAAGAAAGTAAAGGACAAAAGAAATGTCTAGAGAAATTACATTTAGAATCGACAAGGCAGGCAACACTCATATTGATGTTCAAGGAGTAGAAGATGCTTCTTGTGAAGAAATTACTCGTGCCTTTGAAGAAGCTCTTGGTACAAAAGTAGAGGTTCAACGTAAGCCTGAATATTATGTAGAGTTAGATGGAATCAAGGTATATGAAGGCGATGAAGAGTAACTCAGAAAAATTCTTCAAAATTGGGTTAGCTAGGCCGCCAAAGGGAGCCGAATATATTTTCACAACAAGTGGGGCGATCCTTTTAAACTATGAAGGTCAACCTAAAGCAAATAGCTCTATGGTAGCTTGGTTACAAGGAGCACAGCTGGTGAGAGAATTCGAGAACACTCGAAAGCAATATGATTATTTTATAGACAGTGCTGGAGATGTTTCAAGAAAGAAGAAGGACTATGTCGAGGGTTAATCACCCAGCTGACATAGAAACGCTAGCAGACCTGTTCAGGTCTGAAAAGGTAGAAGTATATCTGATAAGACCAGAAGCCAACCCTCTGGCTTTTGGAAAAAGGACACTATCGTTCGTGGTGAACACCACCCTACGTCACCTTAAGAGGATGCTCCCTATGGCATCACCATGGAAGCCGTCTAGGATAGCAGAGAGCGTAGGCAACCTTGAGGTAGTGGGTCCGGAGAAGCAGAGCATTGTATCGATAGATGCTCTCTCAGATATACCAATAGGTCACATGAGGGAAGTCATGTCTTTCATCTTTGGTGAAGGATGGGGTCCCGAATTCCTGTTAGCCATTAAGGACTCAGGTCTGCTAGCAAAAATACTACCTGAACTACAAGACTGTGTTGATATAAACGGGGGAGGTCATCATCAAGAGACCGTGTTTGAACATCTAATAGGGTCTTTAGAACATGCTAGAAACTATAGGCCCATAGTACAGTGGGCTATACTCCTCCACGACATAGGAAAACCAAATACCATAAATGAAGAGAGTGACGGGAGAATTACCTTTCATCGACATGATGTGGTTGGTGCTACAGCAGCCTATCATATCTGTAGACGATTTAAATTCTCAGAAATAGATACTCGTTACATAGTTAACCTAGTTAGACATCATATGTTTAGGTTCGCTAGTATTAGTAAAGAGAAATCTATTAGAAAGTGGCTCCTTAAGCTAGGTAAAGAAGGATGGCAAGATCTCTTCAGGTTAAGAGCAGCTGATCGACAGGGGAACAAAGCTAATAAGAATAAACCAACTATTACTAGAGAGATGAAAGAATTACGAGACAGGATAGAAGAAATAACAAGTTCAAGTTTACTTATATTTAGAGAAGATCTAAACGTAAGGGAGGAAAATCTAATAAAAGTGGTAGGTCCAGAACAAGACATGAGAGTGGTGTACGCTAATCTATTAGGAGCAGTGAACTCAGACACAGCTAGAAGAAACAATCAAGAATGGATCCTGGACCTAGCCAGGAGAATTTATGCTAAAGGAAATAGTAATACAATGTGACCAGTGCCAAAAAGATAACTGTAAAACAGTAAAGTTACGTAAGCCTAGTGATTTTACTAATCCAGACAAAGCAACAATGCTAAGTCAATATTGGTGTAATCATTGCGGCGAACCACAGGCAGTAAGATATCAGTTCGTGGAAGGAAAGAATGAAGAGATAGGTTTAATAGTTAAGACAAGAATTAAGCCATCTTCTCTTTTCATACCAAAGAAAGCTAGCACAGGCATTACTATACGACCTAGGTCTAGAGGTGCCAGAAGGTGAAAGACAATGACAAAGAAAAAGGAGAAACTCGACCTTGAGATAGATGATCTTCGGGGAGAGGTAGAAGAAAAAAAACTTACACGAGACACTAAAGAACTGCTCAAAGATATGGTTGAAACCATTACTGAAGACAGAGAAGAAAAGGACGAGTGGAAAGCTATTGTTAAAAGCCTAACAGACAAGACTAAGAACAAAACATGGGTAGGCATACCTATCTATGATGAGAATGATAAAAAAATAAGAGAAGAACACAAGGAGCTCTCTGATGTAACAGGAGCTGAGTTTAAGAGGTGGGTCAATGACGTATATCCACCAGCTAAAAAACTAAACCATAAAGCTGAAGACTACGATAAGAACGCAGTTAGGGAAAATAGTTTTCTAGCAATTATCTCAACCTTAAGATCTCTACAGTTTCCAACACCAGATTAAGAAACACGCTTGGTAGAAAGCAACGGATAAGCGTAGTGTATTAACTCTTATAAATTGAAAGAGATAAAGGCTGAAGAAAGTAAAGGGAGGGACAAAGTCTACTAAACGACAAAAAAAGATAGAAAAAATAGTTAAAACCACGCTCCCGTAAGCGGGAGAGAGAATGCAAATAGTAATAGTAATAGCAATTGCATCAATTGCTGCTAGATTATTTTTAACAGGAGAAAAGAAATGAGTAACGAAACAGGTTTGTTTAGCAACATTAAGGTTTGGCCCTTGAAGAAAGAGCACCGAACATTGAAGGCCAATGGCTCTGTCATCATCGCCAACGCAGTAGAAGTACGATTCACGGTCATGCACGGTAAAAATGGTGACTTTGTTCGCCTTCCAAACCGTCAACAAGAGAAGGTCAACGCTGAGACAGGCATCAAGCAGACTGAGTATTATGATCAGGTCCGCTGTCTCAATAAAGAACTGTCTCAACAGTTGAATGAGATTGTTCTCGCAGAGTATCAGCAGGTACTCAATGCAACTCCAGCAGAAAACACACCTGCTGAGGGAAAACAGTATAACGATGGCATACCTTTCTAGAAAGAAAAAGCATGTCCAATCAATATGAAACTTGGGAAGGTAAGAACAAACAGTATGCTAGGAGACTAAAGCTCGTACATGCTAAGAGAATTCTTACCGGGAACAATGTTAGATGTCTAACACTTCCAGGTAGTCAGGGTCACTTTGAGAAGATGCTCACTGACGCCCAGATAGCCAAACCAAGCTCGATTGTTGGAGTAGAGAGGGATAGCAGGTATCTGTCTCAGTTTTGGGATAATGCGGGGAATGAACTACACGGCATAAAAGTAATCAAAGGCCGATTGGAGACTGTTGTCCACAGTAAGAGGAAAAACAAGTCTCTGGATGGGAAATTTGACCTGGCTGACATAGATACCTGCGGCCCATTTTCTGGTAAAGCAATAAAAATATTTGACGGGCTATTAAATCACCTGTCACCTGTTGGAGTATGCTATATCAATCATGAAAAGGGCAGAGAACGTAACATAAGTAGTTTGTTTGACTTGTCTAAACATATGAATGGACCATGTGATTATAACAAGTTAGAGAGTGCTATTGTTCACCACCTTACATGGGAAGTTGCTCTAGATAGTACTTTTAATACACTAAGCTTGTTTGATCAGGGTAGAGGGTTTATCATTCCCGCCTTCTATATGATCAAAGCTAGACAGTCAGGATTCAAGTTTAATCTAGAGAAAGTATTAGAGTATGGAGATACACATGTTCAGATGTATCAATATCTCTTTTCCTTTAGGAAGACAGACCATGATGATATAAATACCCTGAATGGACTGAAACCATACTGGGAAGAACATACTGAAAAAATATTGCTTAAAAGAAAAGAAGGAGATGGTCTCCGTCGATTCAAAGGCAAAATATTTGAGATGAGAAAACAAAAAATAGGAGAAACAAATGGCAAAATTAACAAAGACACAAAAAACAGCACAAAAAGCAGTTACAACCAGGACATGTCGCAACCTGTTCCGTAAAAAATACGGACGAGCTACCTACGAGGTAGTAAAGATGCTCCGTAAAGGTAAGACCACTACGGATATCATCTGCAAACTGGGCCTAACAGGTGGTACGATTGCAGCCTACAAGGCCAACTACTCACGTGGTGCCTATGATTTCAGCATCATTGGTTGCAATCTCTAGAGAGATAAAGGATCAGGTAGGAGGTTGTCTGTATGGTTGTAAGGTCTCCTACTTGATTCAAAATTGCAGTGATAGCTCCAAGCGAAACATACCCGCCGTGATCACTCTGACGAGAGAGATACAGCCCTGCCAGACAGGTAGAACGGGAAACGAATGAGCGAGTTCTGGTGAGCTGTTACTGCAAAACAAGTAAGGCGGTTCGCCTGCTAAGAACAAGATTAGTCCCATAATAGGAAAATAGGAATAGTGTTCTACAGACTAACCTGTGGGCAGCATGTAAGACAGACCAAGTTACTAGAGTTCGATGCCTGACCAAGTTGCAGCTAGTTAATAAAGTCCAGACATGCGTTTCTATAAGGAAGAACAAGATGGCAAGAAATAAACTAACAGTAACCATTGAAGAGATCATTGAAGAAGATATCCAAGCGACCTTACAGATAGTAAGAGAAGCAATCAGTGAGTGTGAAAGCTGTTGTTTAGATGACGAAGCAGACGTAGCAAAGTTCTTGATGTCAGTAGAAAAGCATGCTAGAAAAGAGCTTGAACTTTAAACGATACCGAACAGGACTTGATACAAAGTGCGCCACCCTAGAGTGCTTTTTCCACCTCCTTTCGACTCTGGGTTCTAACTATCTTGTCCTGTTCACAAGAGGATAATCAATAAATGCCTACTAATCCAGCACCACCTACAACTACAGTACGCAAGTGGGACTACTATAATGATATAAAGAGAATTAGTAATGGTGTATCTGATAGTGTATTTGCCCGTAGTATAGCTTCCATATCAATGGATTGTATTGAAGGTACTCATCGTAAAAGATATGTTTCTTATGTAATGAAGACAACTACCAGTAAGTATAGGATTTGTTCTACGTATGGAAGAATAGGAACTGTATCTGGAGAGTTAAGTAAAGATGCTGCAGCTACTTCTTCTTATGAGTTTGGAAGTAAAAAGTTGGCTTTATCTGAGCTAGCACGAATAGTACGTAGCAAGATACATAAGAGTCCTCCTTATCGTATTGTAAACTGGTCTGCTGGGAGGAGTGTTGATCGAGTGTTAATCAGAGAAAGACTCAGAGATTTACTAACACATAATCCAGTCTCACCAGAGGAAACACCTAAAATTACTAAGATTAAACGTCCTCGTAAGATAAACATGCATGAAGATCTACTGGATAGATTAGATGACTTGGATATTTAAGCTATAATACAATGATGGATACTTTAGAAAAGGACAAAACACATCTCATTATCAAATGGGACAAGAAGAATAAGGAATATTCACTCTACTTTGCTGGACCTTCCATAACGATAGAAGAATTGGCCGATCTGTTATCAGATGTAATGACAGAGATGGCACACCAGACAGATGAAAACGGCGTAATCATTCCTTCTGTGCCTACACCAGAAGAAAAAGATGGAACACCTCCCTGGCTTTTAGGAAACAAAAAAGAAGATGAAGATTGAAGATACAGAAGTATATGGATTCCGTAAAGCAATAGCTAAAGCAATGCGTAACCCTAAAAATAGCTGGGATAAAAATGACAGTGTATTTGGACCAAGTAATCTTCGTGCCAAAGGAAAAGCCTGGCGTTCTTCCTTTTATGGACCAGACCATAGCATTCTTGCACCAGAAGCACCATTCATAGGACCCTTAGATCTCGTCCTAGCTAAGAAGCTCATTAAGGGAGGCTCTGAACATCGTAAGTTCCTCAGACAGATAATGATCTGGGTTGACTTTACACTCCCAAGGTATGTATGGACAGAAGTAGACACCTACAAGGTAGCTACAGTTAGGAACAGCTGTTCTACTATGCATAAACTGACTGACAGACAGCTACAAGCTAAAGACTTTGAATATCCCCTGTCAGAAACAGCACTAGAACCATTAAATAATCTAATCGACAAAATATGCCAGTTATCTATACTGCGTAGTGTACAAGCTAAAGAAGAAAGCAATAAACTACACTGTCATTTGAAAGCTACACTCCCCGAAGGCTATCTACAGAAAGCTACCATGACATTCAGCTATGAGACAGCAATGAGTATGTTTAGACAACGCCGAGCTCATAGACTCCCTGAATGGAAGTATGAATCAGAGAAATATTCTATCTGTAAATGGATAGCTGATCTACCATACATGAAAGAGTTCCTAGAGCTGTAATGGCAGGAGGACGCAAAGGAAGAGATCCAGGAGATTACATGGCTTCTTATTCAAACTCATATGCATACCATGCAGGCTCCGGTGAAGATGAGCTATCTACTAAACCCACTACAGTAGAGCCTCTGAACCTAGATCATATGCCTGGAGAACAAGCAGCTGCTGTTGTAATGGCCTGGTTCTGTATGAGATATGGAAAAGAGGGAGAGATAAGTATTCCTAAGTTTGAGATAGATAGAATATTAAAGACTTGGGAAGGTGACAATGGTCGATTTGGAGTTCTTGCTAGCTATAATCAAGACACTGGAAACTATGATCTAGCAATAAGAGGACCATCTGTTCCGTTCAAAAAATTAGACGACTTACCTAGTGATGACATAACGGATAGAATAGCCGACTGTATGGAGGAAGAAAATGAGTAGAAGAAAGAAGAAGAAGAGAGCTAACTATCCACTGCAACCTCTGCGAAAGAGACGACACCTCGGATCAGACCGAGTTAAAATAGAGAAAGTAGTAGAAGCAGCAAGAGAAATAGACGAAGGCGATTCTGCCAACGCTCAGACATAGAGTTTTCATCATCAGACCCTCATGCTCGTGCCCTGCACTTCGCGTGCCTGATGATGAAATCATCAGTCACAACAACAGCGCTAGCTGAGGTTATGAGGGACTGATGAGCTCATGAATAGTTAATAGATCTTATAAACTAATTAGTAACAGGGTATATAAGGTAAATACTGCGTGGTATACGGGGTCCCTATATGAAGGGACTGCTGATTAAACGCAGAAGGAACAACAAGAGAGATGGAAGATATCTACAGAAAGTTAGCTCATAGTACAGGAGTAGAAGAGATCAAACTTAGAGAGCTTAAACAAAATCTACCAGATAATTACATTAGATTTGGCATACCTAAACCTAATGGTGGATACAGACTCATAGAAGAACCTACTGAGCCTCTCAAAGCTATCCAACAAAAGCTCATTAGTATCTTAGATCTATTCCCCCTACATTCTGCTGTCTATGGAGTCCCAGGTAAGGGAGCAATACACAACGCCAAACAGCATCTAGGATCAAACATGATCCTGAACCTAGATGTTAAAAGATTCTTTCCATCTACTGATATAAATAAATTCAATTATGCCCTAGTGGGTAGCTATATGGATGTTGTCCCTCTCCTTACCGAAGCGGCCGGCTTTTGCTTCCTTGACGAGAGGCTACCCACCGGGGCGCCATCTTCACCTGTCTTAGCCAACATCTCTTTTACTCCAGTTGATAAAGAAATAGATTCCTTAGCTAAACAATATAGCTTAAGATACACAAGATATATGGATGATCTATCTTTTAGTGGAGAGAAGCTAGTTAAAGGCTTTCAGAAGACAGTCTGTGAAATAATACAAGATTATGGATACAGGGTAAACCATAAGAAGAGTAAGCTGTTGTATAGAGGCAGCAAACCACAAAGAATCACTGGAATATCCGTAAGTGATGGTACAATGAAGGTTCCAAGAGAGTTTAAAAGAAGATTGAGAGCTGAATTAGACAAGGTTGCCCGACAAAATATATCAATTGATGATAGAATAAAAGGGAAGTTGAACTACGTTAAACAGATAAGCATGGAACAGTACCAAGCCATGACATTATACTTCGAAAGAAGAAGGAATAGGTGGCAGAATGGTAGTAATTAATGTTTCTAGCGGAAAAGAAGTAGAAGAGCTCAATTGTGCCGAGGACGGTGAAGTAATACAAGGTCCTAGGTGTAGCTATTGTAGCAATACTAAATGGAAAGTCCGGAAGGCAAAAAATGCACAGTACTGTACCAATATGAACTGTGGTCGCTCTATCCCTCTTCAGGATGGAAGTCCTCACCAGTCCAACGGCTGGCAGTGCCAACTCCAGGTTCAGGAATATGAACAGAAATAATTCCAACAGAAGAAAACCCCAGCGTGGTAGTCCCCCTATTAAGAAGACTAAGCTTGGCATCGGCAAACTCGTCTATTTTCATGCCTTTGCAGACCCAGCAGACAAAACCTCGTACTTCTTCTGTAAAGGATATGTAGTACGAACCCCCCACCGTGACAGTCCTGTCTATAAGATCGTAGTCACAGCAGTAGACCCTCGATCAGTACTCTGTGGAGAGAACCCTGTGTCTGCCAAGAGACTCCTCAACAAGAAAATAGCCAGAGAACCAGGCCAGGTAACAGATAGTCCCGTAGCCTGGTACAGAAAGACATATGAAGACTGGCTAGAGGTCACTGAGAAGGAATTAATCAAATTGAAAGGAGTTATAAAGAAAAAGAAAGCTGATGCTAAGTGAAAACTTGCATAGTTCTCTTGATTTGCCTCCTATCTACCCAAGGACAACCATACAGAGAGTCTAAAGCGATCGCCACCTATACCTGTCAGTATACAAACAAGTATAAAGTAGATCCTATAGTAGTTTTAGCTATTATGAAGCATGAAAGCAGCTTCAGACAGCTAAAGTATCCTAGTAGAACCAATGACTATGGTCTAATGCAGCTCCATTGTCCTAAAGACAGTCCATTTAAATTTTGTAACAGATGTAACGTAAAAAAGATGGAATGTAATATCAAGGAAGGTGTCCGACTGCTATATCAGATGAAAAAATCGTGTCTGGCTAAGAACAAAGGAACACATCACTGGCTAAGACACTATAATTGGTACGATAGACAATATCCCAATAAGATATTAAAAATAATCAACGAACTAGAAAGAGCAAGAGATGCCTGCACCTCCAACTATCCCGGAATACGAAGCACCGGTCCACGTCTACCATAATGAACTTGATATAATTGTGGAAGACCTTAAGAATATCGTTAACTTAGTCTCTGAAGCAGATAAAGAGAGAACTGTTAATGTTAATGCAAAGGGTCGATCCTATGAGGTTACCCTAGAGACTATGAGTGAGTATGTAACCATCTGTGCTGATAGAACCAAGCTAGTAGTGGATAGATACTTCGATAACGTAGGTAGAGATCTGAAAAAGCTAGCTGATAGGATTCCAGTCAATCAGAGAGGGCTACGAGACATCCTGGAAGACGTTTCTAGAGCTTTGTCACACGGACCAGTCCCTACCACCTGGTTAGCATTAAAGACCGCTGTAGAGGCTCCTATGCATCCTATGGACACAGAAAAACCTATCTTCAACAGGAAAGACCTGGACGATCTGTGGCAAGAGGGGTTTGAAGCAGGATATAAGAAAGGATTACATAGCTCTTCAGGAGATGACCTTTCAGACCAGATAGATCACCTTGACCTATAGTTAATGATCCAGTACACTTATCTGATACTATCTTCAGGTAAGTGAATGTCAGGTCGAAACAAACATACCTATTGTGCAGCTCCCTATATGAAAGACGTCTTGAGTCCTATCAAAGATTGTAGGAGGTACTCCTGCACCGGAACAATGATAGAGATCTGGATACAATACAAGAGCCATGGCCCCATAAGAAAAGAGTTCGAGTGTACAACTTGTGGAAAGGTATGGAAAAACAGACCACCCAGGAAGGGAGGCTACCAAGGTAACAGAAATTACCAAGGTAAGAAAAACCAAGGAAGAAGCAATGAAAATAGACAAAACCGACCCCAAGTTCGAAAAAACACTGGTGATGGTGGACGGTAAGTGGTGTAAGGGCGCTATAGCCGCTGACGATGAGGAAGGATGGGTTGATATCATAGATCTAGCTTCCATGGCACCACTAAACCTTGAGAGTAAAGATTCTTGGGTCGAGGGCGGGGGCGAAGTTGAAGCCATTGCTATCAAGACGAAGAGAGTATATGCAAGCAAAGAAGTAAAGTTCATGCGTGCTGATTAACTAGGTTCAAACCTGGACATCTTTCTAATTTATGAATGAATTCCTATACTTATATATTTTATAGATCAGTAGTGTCAATAACTACTGAAAGAGGTAGAATAATGGATGTATAGGTAGTTGTAAGTAGGAGTGCTCATGCGTGTACGTAGGAAAGATTCAGGAGGTACTAGTCTGTTTGAGTTTTTAGATGATGCCAAACTAGAACCACCGCTTGCTGAAGAAGGCCTCAAAACACAAGGGGTTTACTATATTGTGGGAGAAATAGACGAAGGTAGTCTAACAGAGATACAGCAAGACATTCTACTCAAGCACCTCAATCCTCATTGGAAAGACGATGTTCAAATCGTAGTCAATTCTGTTGGTGGACAAATAGCAGAAGGATCAGCTCTTATATCTATGATGAAACATGTCCGTATGGACGTGAAAACTGTAGCAGTAGGAGAAGTATGTTCTATGGGAGCATGTATTCTAGCTGCTGGTACGGTAGGTAAAAGACTTGCCGATTCTGATGCTACCATTATGGTACATGGATTCTATACAGACTTTATGGGTGGAACCAGAGATCAAATACTCTCTCAATTAAAGTGGGTAGAACAGGAATACAACCGAGAGATTAAATTCTGGACACAACATAGTGTGTTCGAGACCGAAAAGGAAGTAAAAGAATACTTACTAAATGGTAACGACATTTATTTAACAGCAGAAGGAGCTCTAGAGTACGGAATTATAGATGGTATCTTGAAACCTGCTAAAAAACAGAAAAAGATAAGAAAACGGAGAAAGAAAACTACTTAGCCCCAGATCTCTATAATAAAAGAGACTGGTTCTAATATAACAGCTGCCCGCGAGCTAAAGAAAGCGGTAACTCATTCTGAAAAACTAAATCCGAAATTACTTAGATTATATTATTACCATGCTAATATTATGATCGTTGGTACATATAAGGTAGGAATGAGCTGGATTGAAACCATAATTCGTGTGAAAGAGCAAATGTTCGGCAGAGCACGTTGAGAGTAGATCGAACAATTAGGATTTAGTAATCTTCTAGTGCTAACGATGACACTATACAGACCTGTACTATCTGATCAATAGGGCAGGTCACAAAGACTTCCCGCCAAGAGTCCTGCTCCAGAGATGGAGAAATTAATGAGTAAAATCCCAATTGAAACCACAGAGTATGTATGTGGTGACTGTCATGGTACCGAGTGGAAACTCAACTTAGGACACGATGATGAGAATGAAAAAGTATTCTTAATTATAACGTGTGCCAACCCTTCATGTGTAGAAAAGAAAAGACTTGAACTTGGAGGAGAACCAGACTCAATTGTTGTCTGGGACACATTTGACATTACCTCTCAGGGATATGACCCAGACCAAGATCCATTAGTAATGAATTAGAGGACAGTATGCCAGCTGGAGACCCACCGAATGGAATTCCGGATGCTCATGCAAGAGCATGGTCACGAGAGTTAAACAGAGTTGTTCAAGAACGAGCACCTATATACTCAGGAGTGGCAAGTGACTTTCAGAACTATCATGGTATAGATGCAACTCAAGAGTCCGCAGAAGCGATTGCAATGGAAGAAGACAGAACCAGAGAAATCTTGCAAGCACAATATCCTGAAGTGAGAAGTGCCGCTTATGATTCTCTTATTCTAGACAGAATGCAGGCAGGTAATGCGCCTGAAATAAGTGATCATATAGATAATGTACGAGTAGCTGCTGAAGCAGTATTGGTCCTTAAGAATAGATATGGAGATGAGATAAGCTATGCTGCCTGGTGTGCTTCAATGAATTCTCCTATTGAAAGAACAGTAGCTGTTACACAAGTACCAACCAGGATAATTATTACCGAATGGACAGGAGTTCCGTTTCAAGCTCGTCCTACTTCAAATGGTTGTTACTTTAAAACAGATGTTCGATTGACTGATGGACAGCTGGAGAGTTCTACTCCAAGAACAAACATGGAAGCCGCTCTGCGTACTCACGAGAGAATAGTACAACTATACATAGATCTTGACTGTCCTATTTGTAAAGGTCCAATGAAGAAGAGAGCAGGTAAGTTCGGCCATTTCTTTGGTTGTGTAGCCTATCCAAAATGTAAAGGTCTTAGGTCTTATCCCGATGGAAAAGCCAAAGGTAAACAGAGTACACCGACGGCTTTATCAGCAACTGGTGATGATTTAGATGACAGATTAGATGATTTAGACATAGAATAATACTAGACTTTGTAAGGAGAATTTGATATTATGAGTTTCTTAGATCGTTTTAAGAGGAAGAAAAGGAAAGAGATAGATAGTCAGGAAGTAAACGAAGAGAAAGTACTAAAAATCCTCGACAAAACACGTAAACTCTTCAACAAACATCATCCTACTATCCCTGAAATTATATTAGCCTATGGAAACCTTGGGTACATGTTAGGTGCATCCATGGCAGGCTGTGAAGGAGTAGGTCCTAGTGAAGACGAGATTAGGAGAGCCTACTATTCAAAACCCACAGTCGATGTAGCATTTATGGCTCAAGGTCTGGAAATGACCAGGTGGAGGAAACACTTCGAAGAGAATCCTAAGCTGAGTAACTTAGGTAAAAAAAATAGGGAGAAAAAAGAAAATGAGTAACACAATTAGTCCATTGCAACTAGCCTTCTACAAGGGCGTAACAGGAAAGTGGGGAGCACTACAGTTCAATCTGCAGCGACCTCATTACTACTGTGCTCAGTGTAAGGCAAAGGTATACGATTCAAAGTATGCACCAGATCCGTGTGTAAACACAAACGATAGTAATAGTCCTTGTTCAGCTGGAAGAATGAAAAGCCGAGAAGGTGCTATCTTTATGGAAATCACCAGTGCTAGAGGAAAGAATGACTATGACTGGGACAACAAAATTGTCATGGCTCTGAGCATAGAAGATATGAGTCAAATTCTCTGTGTCTTAGAAGGTTGTGATGGTGGAAATGGTGAATGCAAATTAATGCATGATCCTGGAGCAAAAACTGCTTCACAAGGCAAAGTCCAGAAGTGGTTGGATATTACCACTCCTAAGGGAATCCAGGTAGGTTGTATGTTTACTGCTCGGATGAAACAAACAGATGGCGATCCCATCTCTCACACAGTTCCATTAAATGCAAGCGAAGTGAAGAGGTTAGCAGCATGTCTGAGAAATGCGATTCCAGTTGCAGTTGCATGGGTGTAATTAAACCCATAACTAATGAAAACAATAGTGGCGGGGAAACTGGAGTTCTCCGTCACTATCTAGACGAGTTAGTAACAAATCTGGCTGGTCTTCAAAATCAAATAAAAATTTTGGAAGAGAAAATCCAACTTGTTGTACCTGATATCGAGCAGTCAGAACACCTAATAATTAACTGTGTATCTGATGAGTTAACATATAATTCCTCTGCATATTATGTGACGATTAATCCTAGTATGAGTAGGGATCCAATTGAATTAAATGGGTCGTGCGAAGGGCCTCCAGTTAGAGCTACAATGATGGCTATCTATTCTGCATTGCATGCAGTTGTGTATCTGCCTGAAGCTTCTAGCAAAGGTTTAGAGATACATGTCAATGATAAAGATCTAGCGACAGCGTTAAACCAGGGCAATGGTACATGGTTTAAATGTTGGACTGGAGACATGAAGGAAAAATTTGATTCATTGTATGAAGCTATTCAAGTCAGCCCATTCGTAAAAGCGGTATACAAAGACAAGAACGAAACTTTTAAGATGAGACAGGCTGAGATCAAACTACAAGCTATTATAAAAGACTATCAAGAAATGAAAAAAGAAGCAGAGACAATTAAAGACACAGGAGAGACCGATGAGCGACGTACCATGGCAGAGTGACGACACACCTAGTATAGATCAACTCCTAAAGATAGTAATGATTGACCCTCGCAGGAAGGTCAAGATGTCCGTCCAACTTCGTGATGAAGATGGCGACGAGATTCCTATCTCTGAAATCACTGAGAAGATCACTGAGTATGTTAGTGACAGGATGAAGCAAGAAGAACTCAACAGTACTAGACAACAAGTTATTCCACTGATGACTCAGGCAATGGTTAGTGGTCTTTACAAACTAATGGGACCACAACTATCTAGTCTTCTGATGAGTCAGGAGATGACAAGATACAGTTTGCTCTTCATGATGGGAGTTGGGTTCTATCTGTTGAAGTTTATCCAACAGAAGAATATCAAGATCCATACAATAGAAGAAGAAGTAACCCAAGAAGAAATAGATCAGTATCATAGAATGAATGATGCTAGTAGTATTGCATCAATTGCAGCAGCTTCTGGTGCAGATCCTAAAGAGATTGTTAGGATTCTACTTAAGAAAGGTGCAATCACTAGAGAAGATATCATTAGCATGGGCGCAGAAGAGATATTAGATGATGATGACAATAGTGGAGAGGTAAACTAAAATGTCAGGACTATTGGGTGAGCTAGCTAATGCTAAGCAAGGTATCAAAGACAATATAGATGAAGGTACCTTCGAGTTCTATATAGCTGGATACACTAAGAGTATTGGTCATGAGAACATGCAGGTGAACTATAAGCATGCTATTCATACAATAGTAAGATCACGTTCCCTGGCAGTTCCAGTTGTTGATTTCAATAACGATGTAGTTTCTTACCCTTTAGGAAGAAACGGAGATGTCTTTAAGATACTTCTAGAATCAGAACCTACTAATCAATACGATAAAAATGCTACCCTTGTAAAGGGTCAGTTTATGCCAGCAATACTTGATGATCCTAGAAGAAATTCGATGTCATTTCTCAAAGTAACTCCTATTACTCTTGGATATGTACCGAAACATATCAGTAGAATAGTTTCACATAACTATAAAATAATTCAAGCTGGATATCTCAAGAAAATAAAAAGAGTAGAGTTGAGTGGTGGAAGAACAGCGCTTAGTCTGAAGGTTATTTTTCCATATGCAACAGATGCTGACAGAGATGAAGACGATGTGTTTAGTAGAGCACTCTCTGTGATTGAATAATTATGAAAAAAGTAATAGCGTTCACAAATGCTGCAAAACAAGAAGAGACTAAGAGAGTTAACAAGTGGCTCGAGATACTTGAACAAGAATATTCTATTCTAAACATTCCTCAGTTTAGAGTAGAAGATCATGTGAAGCCTGGAGTTACAGTCATAACTTTTGGAGCATTTCTAGAACGTGCAGTTACTCAATACATTGAATCAAAAGAGGTTAGTGGAGTAAGAGTAATCAAACTTCCCAACCTCCAAAGATTAGAGATGAAAGATGGAAACGTACAGTCTAGAGAAAAGGCGATGGCTCAATTATTTGACCTTAAGGAATTACTAAAAGAAGAAATCTTTCAACCACTAGAAATAATTATCACAGATAAAGATCTACCAGATCTAGACAGAAGACATCTGGCTATGTTACAAAAGCTAACTGAAGAAACAGGTAAGACCAGTTGTTTTCAGGTCAGTAAGAATGGGAAAGTAATCGAGATTGGAGAAAAAAATAATGATAAGGCAGACATTCATGTCTCATTTGAAGAAATATATACTATCAGACAAACCATGGATGTTCTGGGAGTAAATGAAGTAAGACTTGTTAAACATAACGAGAAAACAAATAACAAATAAGATAAACAAGGGGACGATTTAAATGTCACAGACAGAAACACCAGAATCTAATGATACTCAAGAGCTAGCTTCAGTAAATTATGAAAGCTCGATGGACCAGATCTTTAGTTTAGTAAAGGCTCACGTACCTATAATTTGGGTAACAACACATGAAGAGAAAAGATTTATCCTAAACTTTTACAAAGAAGTAGCTCAACGTCAGAATAAAGACTTGTGGACCTGGTCTTCGTATCAAGGCCTAGTCAGGTACAGTACAAAGGCATCAGCAACCAGAGCTTCTGGAGAACAAGCAGAAAGCTGGAATCCTCCAAAGGCACTGCAATGTATTGATGATATTAAGATACCTAACGATAGGAAGGGCGCCATCTTTGTCATGAAAGATTTCCATACTGTCCTGGCACAACCATTGCCAAGACAGATCAGAGATCTCTATGGAACACTAATCAAACAAAAGAAGACGTTGCTTATCGTAGCTCCATGTGTAGCTCATGGTCCAAGTGGTACTAAAGGTGGAGTAGAACCTACCATTGAGAAACAGATTACTGTTGTAGAGTATGAGCTTCCAAGTCATGAAGCCATCAAAGAACGTATCAAAATGACAGTAGACCATGTTAGAGACAAGAATAAAGGTAAGACCATTCAGTCTCAACTGAACTATACGGACGATGACTTCAGTAAATTTGCTACTGCTCTACAAGGTATGACTGAGTTAGAAGTAGATAACGCGCTCATTACCTGCATCACTCACCTGAAGAGAATTGATGAACGCAGGTTGTTACTTGAGAAGAAGCAGGTCATTAAACGATCTGACATTCTAGAATACATTGGAGTAACACCAGACTTCAGTGAAGTGGGTGGCTGTGATGATGCTAAGAAGTATTTCTCTATGTATGATAGCCAGTTTTCACAGGAAGCTAAAGAGTTCGGTGTAGATCCACTACGAGGAGTACTCATGACCGGCGTACCTGGATGTGTGTCTGGTGATACCATAACTACATATAATCGTGGTAAACGAACTGACTTCCGAGACATTAGAGTAGAAGACCTATATAAACGATTCAATCAACGAGGTGACGATAGATATAAATGGAATCCAGAGATTCCCACATATCTACACTCGTTTGATGGTGAAGGTAAATTTGTTAAGAATCGTGTACTTGGTGTTATTGATTCCGGTATTAAAGAAATAGTAGAAGTATGCATTTCAATTGATGGTTCAAATGAAAACAAAATTGTTATGCTTACTCCTGATCATCCAATCTGTATGGCAACTGGTTTATATAAACCAGCAGGTATCTTAGAACGAGGAATGAAAGTTCTATGTCAAGGATCAATGAAGCCGCAATTTAGTGGTGGTAAAAATATCAAACTTAGACCTAAACGAAGAGTTGTAGAAACTCTAAAGTATCATCCAAAAGCATCAGAGCATGAAGTTAATGGATGTACATATCAGAGGTCTAACTATGCACGACTAGTCATTGAAGCTCATATGAATTCAATGACACCAGAAGAATTTATTGATATTCTTAAGACAAATGAACAACAATCATCAAAACTTAAGTTTTTGAGCCGTAACTATGATGTACATCACATTGATGAGAGTCCTCTGAACGATGACATTAGTAATCTAATGGTCATGGAACATGATGGCCACGCTCATCTACATTCTAAAGTTGAAAACTTTAATGTAGATTACATCCAAGAAGGGACAGTAGTTAGTGTTGAAAAAAGAGATGAAGATATCACATATGATATCCAGATGGAATATCCCAACAACAATTTTGTAGCTGACGGAGTTATTGTTCACAATACTGGGAAGAGCCTGTTGGCTAAGGCAGTAAGCGCGGCGTGGAATCTACCTCTCTTAAGGTTAGATGTTGGTAAGGTAATGACAGGCCTTGTGGGAGGTAGCATCAGGGGTTCTGAAGAGATTATCTGGTACGACGAAGACGGAGACTCTCATAGGAATACAATCCAGGAACTAGTAGAAAATAAACCAGACAACTGTTGGGTAGATACCTATACAGATACTGGATTAGGGCAAAGAGGAAAGGTCGAAGCTTTTATTCCACATAAAATGCAACCAGAAGACAAGTTGTATAAGCTCATGACAGAGGACGGTAGAAGTATTATAACCACTGGAGACCATGGTGTATTCTCCTACACAGACAACCTTCGACTTAAAGAAGTGAGAGTAGACTCTCTGAACCCAGGAGACTTTATTGCTTCCCCTGGTGTACTCTATGTAGCTGAAGGAACAAATGATAAAGGTACCTGGACAGAAGGTTTCCTAGCAGGAGCGTGGCTAGGAGATGGTGATTATAATGGAAAAGATGTAAGATATCATTTAAACATCAAAGACTTGCCAGCTTTTGAAGCAATACTAGACGAAGGTAATTTTAATTACTCTATATATGACAGTAGTTCAAGCGACCAGTGTAAGGTAGTTCATGTAAGAGATCTACAAGCTACCTTGAAGGCTGATGGATATGAAGGGAACTCTCATACCAAAAGAGTTCCAGAATCAGTCTTCGGATATAGCAAAGAATATATTTTTGGTCTTTTGTCTGGTTACTTTTCAACAGACGGATCTTTTACTGGTCATATATTAGAAGTATCCAGTGTCTCTAAGTTATTGAGAGATGATATAGCTCATCTATTACATAGAGTAGGCATTCATGCTCATATTGCTGAGAAAATCTCAGACAGCGGAAAGAGAACCACACCAGGAACAGACTATATTGTAAGAATCAGTTCAGAGACAGACCTTAATAAGTTTGAGAAGAAAGTGGGATTTATCCAAGACTATAAGGCAAAGGCCCTAGCAGACAGACAGTCTTTTAATATTCATGGATACTACATTCCGTTAACAGAGAAGGTTAAAGACGAAATTAATGCTGTGCGTAAAAGAATGTGGAGTAAGCTACACTCAAGACCATATAATTATGATCATAGAGCTTCAGCTATTGGCCTAGAGACAGTAAAGAAATGTATCCAATTCGCACCTGGAACTTACTATGGTACCCCAATTACTGACGAACTATGTACAGTAATGAAAGCAGCCACACATTCCGAGGTTCGGTGGGTTAAAGTTAAGAGTATCAAAGAAGTTCCAAGAGAAAAGGGAAAAGATACTGTATATGATATCTCTGTACCAGGACACGGACTAGAAAAGTTCATCGCAGGAAGCTGTCCAATGCTTGTCCACAACTCTGAAGAGAAGATGAGACAGGTCATCGCTCAAGCAGAAGCTGTAGCACCAGCTGTACTCTGGATAGACGAGATTGAAAAGTCCTTAAGTGGGTCAAAATCAAGTAATTTTTCAGACGGAGGAACGCTAGCTCGTGTTTTCGGTACTCTACTGACAGCGATGGAAGAGAGGATGGAAGGTATCATCACGATTGCTACTGCAAATGATATCCAAGCTCTACCTCCAGAGTTAATTAGAAGGTTCAATGAAGTGTTCTTTGTTGATCTACCAACATCTGTAGAGAGAGATGAAATCTTTCGTATCCATCTTAAGAAAAAAGATAGAAATGCTGACGACCTAAAGCTAGACATGGAAGTACTAGTAGCAGCTAGTCATATGTACACAGGTTCTGAGATTGAGAAGGCAGTAAAGGAATCTGTTGTCAGAGCATTTCAGGATGGCAAGAGAGAAATCCAGACAAAGGATATTCTCGGAGCACTGAAAGATACGAAGGCTATTGCTAAGATCATGAAGGAAAAGATTGACGAGATTAGAAGCTGGGCACGAGACAGGGCAAGATATGCTAGCTCTCTAGCAGCTGCTGCCAATGCACCAGGAGCTCAAGTTGTTACCACAGAGAGTGGTAAAGAGCTCGACCTAGCTGACTCTCTAGACGACCTAGATGAGATTCAGACAGAGAAAGAAAAAGAAAAGAAAGACTATGTATCTGAAGAAGAAGTCAGAACATCAGATCTTTTAGACGACTAAATTAAAATGCCGAATTACGAACATAACAATTGTTATCCAGAAATACAGGCTGTCGTAAGAACCGATGGATACACATCTAGAAAGCTACCTAAAGTAAGACAGCTTAATGCTGTTATGAATAGCTTAGATTTAAAAGTACAACAACTAGCATTTGTCGATAGACCGGCATCTGATTCAATAATACCTTTAGATCTTCTATCTGTATGTCAATCATTTACGGAAGAAAAGACATTATTAGAACCAATACCCGAACCTTTTTTCACCGCACCGGATGTACCTGCTGAAGCAAGACATTACTATGCTCTTGCAAGTAATCAAGACTGGGAAGCAGTAGAAAAACTTGATCAACAATATAATTCTCAGCTTGCTCATAGGTATGACATTGGTAATAGTACTCGTATGAAGTCAAATATATCTCACTGGAGAGATGCTCGTTATATTTTAACTAATGGTACTCCACGACTTCTTGCTAAAGTATATGAGAGACTAGACTCTATAATAATGAACAAGATAAAAGACCATGCATTCTATTTAAGAAGAACAGAGCCTAAGTTAAGAGAAGAGGTAGACTTAAGAAGGAATCAGTTTCCCGGAGATGATATCTATGGATTCATTGGAAGAGCGACTGCTGAATACATCCAGTCTTTTTCTGGTCCAAGTTTTCTAGGTGTAAAATGGATTCAACTGAACCAAAATCAGGGATGGGGCTACAGCGGTGAGGGAGACAATAGAGGACAGAAATGTGATCCCTGGGCAAGTGCTATTGTAGCTAAAAGTCAGATTGGTTGGCAAGTGGTATTCAATACAGCATGGAATACTATAAGAGGAAATAGACATTGGATTATACAGGAACTTATGGCGATTAAAGCTGCTTGTCTAGTAGCTGCACCAATAGCAAGTCCTGAACCAATCCTCATTGAGACTACCGAAATGGACGATAGACTCAACTTGATAGACTTGGATTAAACAATGTTAGTAATAGGAAAAGATAAAATTAGTACTGACCACGTGATGTGGCAACCTGCATTCAGATGCGAGTTCAATTGTCATAACTGCTATGTTAGTAAATCTCCAGCTTCATCCTATTCGGGGTCCCTAAGAGTAGACCTGTATAGTCTTCTATTTATTGAGAAGAAACTGTCTTGTAGTCAGTTCACTATCTCACTAGACACCACACTAGATCCAGACCCAGGCTTAGTTAATTTATTTAAGGAACTATGGACTAGGTATGACCATGAAAAGAATCTGCCCGACCTCTGCCTAACAATAAGAGATTATGATTCATTAAAGTCATGGGCTAGCCTTGTCATGGGACGCCAAGATAATCCCACAATAAAATTCTTAAGCAAAGTAGACACACTGTCTCTGTCCTGTATGCCAAAAAGTGACTGGACCAGGCAAGAACTACGTAACATAATTGATTGCTTAGATGTAAAACTACACTATAATGCCATGATTAGTGGATATTTACCTGTAGATCAATTTGATTCTGGAGTAAAACTAGCGGATAAAGTATATCTAACACTAGAAAAAGATGCTCTAGGATCAGGGCCGGATGCAAAGGCCATAGAAAGATGGTTTGAATCTAGAGACAGAGTTCCAAAAGAGAAATTAATTGAAGACAGTTGTATGCAAGACACTGTCATAAATATAAAGTCAGGTTTAACATGTGGAGCAGGAACAAGGAAATTACATGTGTGGCCAGATGGTTCGGTAACAGGATGTCCATATGATTCTTATCATCTAATGGACGACAAAGTAAGGGTTGGCCCAGTTGATACATGGGAAAACATTCAAAGAATAGTTCACAATAGAAACCCCAGTCCTATGGACTATTGCGGAATTCCTAAGGTGTTTCGCAAGGTTATGGAAAGAAGTAAAAAATAGGAAGAAACTATTGCCAACATCTGAAGACGAATGTAAGATAGATTCCACATGTTGTACGTCCCGCCAGGGGAATGTCACAATTCCCCACATAACAGATCCCTTCCAGGAGCTAGCCCAAGTTTTTGGGGGGGATCAAAACTTAGACGAGAACGAACTCAGGATAGGGAGAATAGCAGAAGAATTAGAGGAAGAAGGAGAAGAGATGTCAGAAGATCTTAAAGATCCCGGCATCAAGATAGCAGAAGATATCATAAACCATCTCAAGGCAGGCAAAGGAGTCTCTGATGACACTGCAAGAAGATTTAAGTCTCAGTACCTCATCTCAGGCAAGTTACCAGACGAGTGGAGACAGATATTTAAAGTAGATATAGATGAAGATGCGACCCCAGCCAATTGTAGACAAGCTAGCACCCAGCTGATGGACCTACAGCAGAGAGCCAACAGTGAGAAAAGGGATTCTCAAGCTAGACTCTCCATGACAAAAAGCTACCGAGACAAAGAACATAGAAAAGAATTCTCTAGACAAGTAGCTTTATACACTGCAAAGAATCAGAAACTTCCAGCTAAAGATACTCTCAACCTATTAGCAGAACAAGCTACAGCTGATCTTCAAGAAGCTGTAACCTGTGCTGAGTTGGAGCTAGCCTTCTGGAAAGATGTACTCAATAGTTTATTTGAAACACGAAAACATATAGAAGATATTGTCTTAAATCTTAGCGTAGAAGCCAAAATGCTGCAGCACGAACAAAGACTAGACGGCATGTTGGGAAGGAATGAACAACAGTGACAGACGAACCTAAAGAAGTTGACGAATTTGGAATCGAAGAACATGAAGAAGCGCTCGCCGAAGAGCTTGATGACAGAATGGAAGACGCTGAAGGAGAGGTCAGACAGATACCAGCATTGAAATATGGCTATATCATTGGCCTTAAAGAAGATGATGGCGAATTTCTCTTTGATATCATTGGCAAAAACACAGGTATTGTTGAGCTTATGGGACTACATTCCTATGCTGGGCATAGAATTGATGTAACCAAAGACATGAGTACAGGATATGGTTTCCCGATTCTCATGAAGACCATGGGTCAAATTGCTGAGATGATGAAAATGTCTCTAAATCTACTCACTAAAGCTCAGAACAAATCAGAATAACTCAGTCAAAAGAAAGGTTAACTTACTTATGGATATGTCTGTCGTCCGCTTCAGACTAGATGATAGATTTGTTGCCAAATTTGCTGGTAAACAACCAGAATGGGGCCAAATCGGATATATCACCTACAAAAGAACTTACAGTAGAGCTCTGGAGAATATCCCTAAGAGGTGTCAGAAGCTTGCTGAAGAACATGAAGTCAAGACCAGTGAGGAATACTGGTTAACTTTAGTTCGAGTAATAGAAGGTTGTTATCACCTCCAAGAAGCTCACTGTAAAGACCTTCACCTGCCCTGGAATCCTAGAAAAGCACAAAGATCTGCTCAAGAAATGTATCGATTGATGTGGGAGTTTAAGTTCCTGCCTCCAGGTCGTGGTATGTGGATGATGGGAACGGATAGGTTGCTTGAAAAAGCAGCCTCGTTGAATAATTGTGCAATGTGCTCCACGATAGACCTTAAGACTTCGTTCTCAGATCCATTTTGCTTTCTTATGGACATGTCTATGCTTGGCGTAGGTGTCGGAGGAGACACTAGAGGTGCGGGGACTATTAACATCCGTGAACCACGTATAGGTGGCAAGCATGTTGTAGAAGACTCACGAGAAGGCTGGGTTGAGCTTATAAGACGTGTTCTCGACTCCTATGTAGGAAGAGATACCTTTCCAGAAAACATAGACTACAGTCAAGTCAGGCCCTCAGGGACCCCTATCCGTGGGTTTGGTGGTACGGCTTGTTTAACAGGAGAAACGCTACTCTATCTGGATGATCATCATAAAGGTAAGAATGAAAATCAGATTACTATAGAAGAACTATATGACACGAAACAAAATACAACCTGGAACTGGGAATCAAGAAATATTTTAATCCGTTCATTAGATGAAAAAACTGGTAGCTTCTTTAGAAACAAGGTCATTGATATTTATGATAATGGAACCGCAGAAGTATTTGAAATCACAACAAGACTAGGTTATTCAATCAAAGCAACATCTAATCATAGATTCCTAGACTCAGAAGGAAGATATAAGTATTTAGAAAACTTTTCTATAGGAGAAGACATTGCAATTAATGGAGCTAAAGAAAGAAAAACAGGCACTTGTATAGACTGTGGATGTTCAATAAGTAGACGAGCAATAAGATGTAAGCCATGCTTTGATGTGTATCAAATAAGAGATGATGCTCTTGCAATAACAGCAAGGCAAAGAAAAGAAAATAGGGACTATCTTAAATTACACCCAACCTGTGAACTTTGTGGTAATGATGAGTTCTCAACAAGAGAACATTATATTTATGTCCATCATCGTGACAGAAATGCTTTAAATAACAATCATTATAATCTTCAAACTTTATGTGCCCGTTGTCATAATAAAACTCATGCAAAAGAAGATCATTTAGGCTCACCATACGAGCATAGATACCTAAACTTTGACAATATAGTGAGCATACAGAAGCAAGGATATGAAAGAGTATTCGATTTGCAAATGGAGGCACCATTCCATAATTTTGTAGCCAATGGATTTGTTTCACATAATAGTGGTCCGGAACCATTAATAGAACTAGTAGAAAGTCTTGAAAAACTCCTAGACAAACTAGTGGGAGAAGCTGTTACCTCTACAGCTATAGTAGATATATTTAATCTAATAGGTAGATGTGTAGTAGCTGGTAACCTCCGTAGGACAGCAGAGATTATGTTTGGGGAGCCTGATGACATAGATTTCCTTGAGCTTAAAGACCCTAAAGTTAATAAAAAAGCTCTTGATCATCACAGATGGGCCAGTAATAATTCAATTTTTGCTATACTAGGAATGAACTATAAAGAATGTGCTGAAAGAACAGCAAAAAATGGAGAACCTGGATATTTTTGGTTAGAAAATGCTAGAAAATATTCTAGAACTAAAGATCCAGCAGACTATAAAGATGTAGCTGCAGCAGGAGGAAATCCATGTTTGGAACAAACTTTAGAATCCTTCGAACTATGTAATTTGGTTGAAACTTTTCCTGCTAAACATAGTGGCTATGAAGAGTTTCAAAGAACATTAAAGTTTGCCTATCTCTATGCTAAGACAGTAACTCTAGTACATACTCATGATGCTAGAACCAATGCTGTTATGTTAAGGAATAGGCGTATTGGCACCAGCATGTCAGGTATAGCGCAGGCATTTAAGATACATGGACGGCGGGAACTCTTCAGCTGGTGTGACCAAGGGTACGATTATTTAAAGAGGTTAGATGGCATCTATAGTAGATGGCTTTGTATTCCGGAGAGTATTAAGATTACTAGTCTCAAGCCCTCGGGGACTATTTCTCTGTTGCCAGGGGCTACTCCTGGTATTCATAACCCTCATAGCGAATATTATCACCGAGTTATTAGGTTCGCTAGTGATTCACCTCTCATAGAAAAACTAAGAGCTGCAGGATATCAGTGCGTAGAGATAGACCCCAAGAAAGAACCTAATACAACAGCAGTGTACTTCCCTATTAAGGAAGAACATTTTGATAGAAGTAAAAGTGACGTAAGCATGTGGGAACAGTTGGAAAACGCCGCTCAAATGCAATACTGGTGGGCAGATAATCAAGTAAGCTGTACCATTACATTCAACAAAGAAGAAGCGGCGCAGATTCCATACGCCCTAGAACTATATGAACACAGACTAAAAGGAATAAGTTTCCTACCTCTTAAGGACCATGGCTACGAACATGCTCCCTACCAAGAGATAACCAAGAAGGAATACAAGAAAGCTATAACCAAACTAAAACCATTAGATCTATCAGAGGCTACTAATGAAGTCATCGAAAAATTTTGTTCCTCAGACTCCTGTAGTATTATTCCCAATAATACATAGTAATAGTTGCTAGCTATAATATAGTGTGCTATATATTAGCATATGAAAAAACTACAGTTTAATAAGGGAGACAAGTTTAATAAATGGACAATATTAGAAGACATAAGTAGCACAAGGAGAGGACATACCCGTTATCGCTGTCAATGTGAATGCGGAACAATTAGAGATGTTTATGCTTCACATTTAAAAAGACGAAACAGCAAATCCTGTGGCTGTATAAAACCTCAAAAGAGTGGACATTATAAGTGGACAGGCTATGGAGATCTTACAGGAAATCATTGGAACCAAATCACAAGAAATGCACAAAATAATAGTAGAGGTCCACTAGAAGTAAACATAACAATCAAAGATGCCTGGGAATTGTTTCTGTCTCAAGATAGAAAATGTGCATTATCAGGAATACCTATTGCTCTTGGAAATATAAACATAAAAACAGCTTCTTTAGATCGAATTGATTCTAAGAAGGGATATGTAAAAGGAAACATACAATGGGTTCATAAAGATATAAATCGTATGAAGAATATTTATGGACAAGAACAATTTATAAAATGGTGCAGACTAATAGCAGCCCACTGTTTTTGGAAATAGTGGAGACAGTTGTGAAATAGTGAGGACATAATGAAAGAAGAAGACCAAAAAAGGCTAATGAATAGCTATCCTTCCTGGTTCAATACGGAAGACAAGATGAAATCTCTAATGTGCTTTGGCTTTAACGTTGGAGATGGATGGACAGAGCTACTTGAGATACTCTTCTGTACCATAGATCAAATCCTTAAGAAATATGATGCTCCTGATGGAGCCTTTGAAATAGTCCAGGTAAAAGAGAAATTCGGCGGCCTCAGATGCTATTACGAATGGAACGGGTCCTGGAGAAATCATAAAATAGTAGACAAAGAAATCCATGGAGTTGTCAGGCAAGCAGAGAAGACATCCTTTACAATCTGTGAACTATGCGGAAATCCAGGACAAACAATGAATGATGGATGGACTGTGACCCTCTGTGATGAGTGCCGCGAACTCCGTGTCAAGCAGAGAAAAGACAGACTTACAGAGCTCTAAGTATTTAAAACTAGACTAGAATAGTCAAGCCAGTGTACACTCTCTATATTGGGAGGGTGGTACTTGATATTCAGATCTCTACCTGAGTTAGATGAGTGTCGCTATCTCATCCTGAAGATAGTTGAACAATCTGTGAGAGATTACCTGAGCTTAGAGTTCAGCGATGCTCCTATCGAACAATACTATTATGACACTGCTATAGACTTTATATTTGACGATGACTACGTCATAGATTATGGTAGTGAAGACAAATCACTCAATGACTTACTGGATATTCTAGACCTCAATATACGATGGTTTAGAGAGAAGATATCTATCCTTAAAGAGAACAAAGTTCGTGAGTTTGACATTAAGATTATGTTAGATGGAGATTAGATGAAAGATATGAAGACTTGTTATCTTGCTGGCCCGATGGAATTTACAGCAGATGGTGGTAGAGCTTGGCGAGAAGAGTACAGAGACTTACTTAAAGAGTATCTAGAAGTAGATTGTATCATTCCTGAAGAAGAAGAATCCCTAATAACCAACCAAAAAGAGCTGAATCGGCTAAAGAAAGAGAATATCTTTGAATATACAGAGCTGATGAGGAAGATCATTGATCTTGATCTTAACTTTGTGGACAATGTAGACATGTTAATCGTCCGATGGGAGGGCGAGGCCATGTCAGGTACAATCCATGAGGTAGGTCATGCATACGAAGCGGGCAAGCCCTGCTATCTAGTAACAAGCAAACCTTTTCATGAAGTTCCAGGGTGGTTCCTAGCCACCTTCACTGAAATATTTGAATCTATTGCTTGTTTAATGATGTTTCTAGCAGATGAAAAATTCATTGATCTGAAGTGTTGATATGCCAAAAAAACTATTAATTGGGTTTGGCCACAGAAGACGCCGTGGCAAGGACACCTGTTGTGATTATATTGTGGACAGATGCAAGGAGTTCCATCCTGATGAGAGACCTTTCATTAGGGATAGCTTTGCCCACTCACTCAAAGAAGGCATTGGTAAAGGAGTGTTTGGCCTTAGCGATGAGCAGGTACACACCAGTCTAAAGAAAGAAGTAGACCCCTACTGGGGTATGACTCCACGAGAAATCCTCCAGAAGGCTGGTACAGAAGCCATGAGGAATGTATTTGGAGGAAGCATCTGGGTTAAGACCTTGATGAGAAGAATAGAAAGCAGAGAAGAAAGCACTGTCATATCTGATGTTAGATTTAGAAACGAGGCAGATGCTATAAGGGAGGCCGGTGGTTTTGTAATACGAATAGATAGAGCAATAAAACATGATCCAGAGATAGATGATCATCCAAGTGAAAAAGACTTGTCAATCTATTATGGATGGGACTATGTTATCAAGAATGTAAATTCATTTAGCACTCTATACTCACAAGTAGAGGAAGTCCTAAGCAAAATATTTGAGAGGGTAAATTTAAATGAGCAAATCGAAGAACAATGGTGAAACTACAGACAATAAGGAGATGCAGATCCAGTTGGCTCTAGCAACAATAGAAAAAGCATTTGGTAAAGAAGCAATCATTAGTAACACTTCTGACTTCAGTGATATCAAAAGAATTTCAACTGGATCTATCAGTTTGGATAAAGCACTGAGAGGAGGCTATGCCAGGAATAGAATGATTGAAATTTTTGGTCCAGAATCAAGTGGAAAGACCACTCTAGCACTTCATGCAATAGCAGAAGCACAGAAGACAGGTGATACATGTGCCTTCATTGATGCAGAGCATGCATTAGATTATCAATATGCTAGAGATTTGGGTGTCAACATGGACGCCCTACTAATATCTCAACCAGACTGTGGCGAACAAGCCCTAGAAATAGCTGACATTCTAGTTAGGTCCGGAGCAGTGGGTCTGATAGTAATAGATTCCGTTGCTGCACTAGTTCCAAAAGCAGAACTTGAAGGAGACATGGGCCAATCTCATATTGGTTTACAAGCAAGACTAATGAGCCAAGCTTGCAGGAAACTTACTAGTCTTCTAAAGAAAGCTGGTACTACTATCATCTTTATCAATCAAATTAGAATGAAAGTAGGAGTTATGTTTGGTAGTCCCGAAGTTACTAGCGGAGGGAATGCTCTTAAGTTTTATGCTTCGCAAAGAATAGATATTAGAAAAAAAGCTATCATAAAAGATGGCAAAGACAACGAGAAGGGAGAAGCTTCCGCGATAGAGGTAAAAGTTAAGGTAGCCAAGAACAAGACAGGAAATCCTTTCAAAGAAGTCCTTATAGAAATAGAGTTTGGCAAGGGAATTAACTGGGCCAAAGACTTGCTTAACATGGGAGTAGAAAGAAATATTATAGAGAAGTCAGGGTCATGGTACTCCTATAAGGGGGAGAGACTTGGTCAAGGAGGAGCTACTGTTAGCCAACTCCTTAAAGAAAACACTTCAATGGCAGGAGAGATCAGAGAACGATTGTTAAGCGGAGAATAGTTTGGCGTTTACCCACCTTCATATACATTCACAATACTCAATTCTTGATGGCGCGATACTTATACCAGAATTAATTCCTCACCTTAAAAAGAATGGAATGGACGCCTGTGCCATCACTGATCATGGATGGATGGCTGGAATCATAGAGTTCTATAAGGAATGCAAGAAGAACGATATCAAACCTCTGATAGGCTGTCTTCTCAAGGGACAAGAGATCGTTACGCCTAATGGAGTTAAAAATGTAGAAGATATCAAACCTGGAGATTTAGTTTTAACTCATAAAGGTCGCTTTATGCCAGTTACAAAAATATTCGAAAGAGATTATGAAGGAGATCTATGTACGATCCGACTAAGTCAAAAAGCTAGATCAATTCAACTTACAGAAGAACATCCTATTCTTGTAGTTAAAAGACAAAAGGCTAATAGATGGCATTCAGAGCAATTTTCAGATCCTGAATGGATAAAACCAAAGGATATAAAAACTGGTCGAAGAAATTCTCATAAAGGAATTGCCGAATGGAATTCATATGCTTGCCTACCTAAACTAGAAAGTTACCCACAGCTTGATAGACTATATGTAAAACAGTTTCTAGAAAAACATGATTTTATTGTAAATGAAAACGAAGTTATTAGACCAAAAAAATACAATAAGTATGATTCAGAGAAAAAATGGGATTTCAATACTTCTTTATTGCTAGATGAAAACTTTGCACGGTTTCTTGGTCTTTATGTAGCTGAAGGATCATTAAACCATAACAGTAATAGTAGAATTACTGGGCAAATTATTTTTAGTTTTAACATAAACGAGATCGAATACTCAAGCTTCATAGAAAAAGTCTTACTAGAAAAGTTTAATATAAAGAGCAATATATATATAAGGCCAGAAAAAAGCATTAGAGAAGTTGTAGCTTGCTCAGTACCATTGGCATATTTATTAGGTGAGCTCTGTGGTATTGGAGCAAAAGAAAAAATAGTTCCGTCTTTTATCTTCAATGCCTCGGAAGAAGTCAAAAAATTCTTTATTCTTGGAGTCTTACAAGGAGACGGAAAACAAACTACGGGAACACTAAAAGTATCATCACGAAACTTAGCATGGGGCATGAGAACGCTAATGGCTTCAGAAGGCCACTGGGGTTCGATCACAGAAGGGACAGGTTCTCTTAATGGAAAAGAACATCAATATTATATGCTAAACCTCAAGCTAAACAGGCACTTTAGTCACTCTATATCTACTAATAAATTAATACTTAAGCCAATTACAAATATTAGTACAAAAAAGATCAAGACAAAAGTTTTCAATTTTGAAGTATTTGGAGATAATAGTTACGTTTCTGATATTATATTACATAATTGTGAAGCATACATCACAGATGATCCAGACGATAGTGAAGAGAGAACGAGAGACAATAAACATATGGTCCTGATAGCTAAAGATAATACAGGCTATCAGGGTCTCTTAAGTCTGGTGTCTAACGCTGCTCGCCACAACTTCTATTACAAGCCAAGAATTTATAAAGAAAACTTACGCGAACTAAGTGGACATGTAATAGCAACAACATCATGTCTAGCTGGAGTACTGTCTAAGCACTGTATCCGTGACCTAGATATCTATGAGAGAGCGGCGAAGTGTCACGACCCTCAAGGTCATGTAGCAAGAGAATTAGACTTCTATTTAGATACGTTTGGTTCTGATTTATATTTAGAGCTACAAGTATGGAAGGACGATGACAAGAGACAGACAACTTACAATGAGTTTTTACTTGACTTGGGAAGGCAACGTGGTCTACCGTTCGTAATCACTGCAGACGCACACTATCTTACGAAAGAAGATTCAGAACTACACGAACTATTAATGGCTATGCAAACTAAAATGTCACTAGAAACATACAGAGAGTCATCAGAGTTTCAATATGGTCCTGAGTTCTATGTAAAGACACCAGCAGAAATGTTAGCAGGAGCTCAGTCTATAGGATGTGAAGAAGCCTACTATAATACAGAGAAGATAGCAGAACAATGTAATGTAGAAATAGAATTGGGTACCTACTATCCACCAGTATTTAATGTAGAAGAGGCTGACGACTATTCAAAATTTTTGGAGTGGAAAAATGAATTGGAACTATAGAATAATTAAACATGTTCATGTTTTGCCTCAGGGTAGAAACTGGTATGAGTTTACTATCCATGAGGTGTACTATGAAAAGGACGGCAGTATTAACTCATGGGACCCTAAACCTGCTGAGCCTTTTGGAGAAACCAAAAAGGAATTAGTCAGTAGCTTAGAAGCAATGAAGAAAGCATTGAAACTAAAAATGTTAAAGAAGGAAGATATGCCAGGGGATAAAGATGAATAGAAAAGAACTATACGATCACATAGAGTCAGTAGTCACTGCTATTGGACATTATGAAGGAGAGGAAAGAAATCTAGGTAAGTCTCCTCTGTCTTTTTCTCAAAATTGGTATATTTATCATAAAACACTTCCATGGGAACAAAGATATACAGACTTCGACTATCTTGATAATGCAATCAATAGCTTCCTTGATCTAGAGTATAAAGAATGAGAGGATCCTCCGAAATCTCTAGCGCTAGAAGAGTTGTAGACTATGCTAAAAGAAGTCTAAATACATGCTGGAAAGATAAAAAGCTAAGCTATAAGGAATTGTCATGGACAGTTGGAGACATCCTAAGACTTATGGACATAGCTGAACTTACAGGGTTTCGCAATCGCCTTAAGGCAGAGATAATTGAGGAAGATAGCGAGCTTGGTGTGTTATGGATACATGAACAGGGCGTAATGGCTAAACAGTTTAGGGAATGATGAACGAACTACAACTCTACTTTAAGTATAGATGTGAAAAGGGCCTAAAGAAAAGAGGTTTGGCTGGAAGAGCGGAGTATAAGAAGAGGTTAGATTATGAGATTAGAATCATTGAAGTTATGGATTTTCCAGGCTACTTCCTCATTGTGTCAGACATTGTCACGTGGGCGAAGGATAATGGAATATCTGTGGGTCCTGGTAGAGGCTCAGCTGCTGGAAGTCTTGTCGCTTATGCGCTTGAGATTACTCACCTGGATCCGATCAAATACGGACTCGTATTCGAAAGATTTCTTAACCCGAGCAGGGTTAGTTACCCAGATATAGATTTAGACTTCGATGAGACACAGAGAGATAGAGTAATTGAATATCTTCAGGAAAAGTATGGAGAAGATAAAGTTGCTCACATAGGAACCTATGGTTCTATGAAAGCGAAGGGTGCAATAAGAGATGTCGCCCGAGCTCTTGGCTTCCCATATGAAGTGGGAGATAAATTATCTAAGCTAGTGTTACCGCCTATTGCTGGTCATACACAGACCCTAGCTACCTGTTATGAAAAAGTACCAGAGCTTAAGTCTATCAGGAACTCTCCTGGAACTATAGAACATGAAGTCCTAGTGTGGGCAGAAAGAATGGAGAACAGATTACGGTCGTTTGGTACTCATGCAAGCGGCGTAGTAATATCCAACCTGCCTATCCATACCAGGATACCTTTATCTATAGGGAAAGACGGCAAGCCTACTACCCAGTTTGAAATGAACACAGTAGAAGAAGTTGGACTAATCAAGTTTGACTTCTTAGGGTTAAGAGCTCTCACTACAATAGATAGATGTGTGAAAAGCGTATTAGAACGACACGGTATTACCATTGACCCATTAGAAATTTCCATATCTGATAAGCCAACTTACCTAATGCTACAGAAAGGAAAGCTAGATGGAGTCTTTCAACTAGAAGGATCAACTGGTATCCGGGACCTTACTGTACAGATTAAGCCACACTGTCTAGAAGACATATCAGCAATAGCAGCACTCTATCGTCCAGGTCCATTGGGTAGTGGTATGGTCCAACAAGTGATCAAAGTTAGAAACGGGTACTGTGCACCTGACTACCTAGTCTCAGAATTAGAGTCAGTCCTTAAGGAAACAGCTGGAGTCATTGTTTATCAAGAACAGGCAATGCAGATCTGTAGAGAGCTGGCCGGTTATACGATGGCTGAAGCTGATAACATGAGAAAGATTATTGGTAAGAAGTTACCCGAGAAGATGAAACAAGAACGGGGTAAATTTATTGGAGGCATGCAAGAGAAAGAGATTGATAACGCAGAAGAACTGTTCTCTCAGATAGAAGAGTTCGCACTGTACTCATTCAACAAAGCTCACTCAATATGCTACGCCTACATAGCTTACCAGATGGCCTATCTAAAGACACACTACCCTCTTGAGTTCATGTGTGCTTGTCTTGTTAGTGATCAAGACGAAACAGAGAAGGTCATAAAATATATAAACCATTGTAAACATTTAGAACTACAGGTCTTGCCACCTGATGCTAACGAATCTATGACAAGTTTTGCAATAGCCAGCGATGGAGAGTCAATCCGGTTTGGTTTAGCAGCTGTCAAACATCTAGGTGAGGTGCCGGCAGGATCTATTATTGAAGAAAGACAAACACACGGCCCATATGAAAGCATTGTTAGCTTCGCTGGTAGAATAGACCTCGGACAGATTAATAAGAGGAAACTGGAATCTCTTGTTTTGGCGGGAGCCTTTGACAGTACTGGAGACCATAGTCGATCATCATTGATGGCTGTGACTCAGGATATTTATGAATATAAACAAGAACATAAAAAGTACGTGAGCAAGACGGATACCTTTAACAAGAGAACAGTGAAGTATGACCAGAGACTGCTGGAGATTGAACAGGGATCAAAAAAGAAACCTTTAAAGGTGCCGGTGGAACCTGAGCCTCCCACGCTCCCATCCATCGAACCACAGCCAGAGATGCCCATAGAAGAAGTTCTTGCCTATGAGAAGGAACTCATGGGCTACTATATTTCAGGACATCCTCTGGACAACATCAAAGAGATTGCCCCATATAAAATAGAAGAAATAAAAGAAGAGGGTAGAGATAAGGATACAGCTACACTAATAGGTATACCAAGTGCCATCAAAGAGATAACTACAAAGAAAAGAAAACAAAAGATGGCATATATGGTACTCGAAGATAAAAGTGGTACGATAGAAGCTGTCATATTACCTAAACCTTATTCCATGTATAAACATCTACTTAGCGATAAGCATCCTGCACGTTTTAGAATACAGATAGATGTACTGGAAGGAGACGAAGCAAAGATAGTCAAAGCTAAAATCAAATCTATTCAAATGCTTGAAAGCGTAAGGGAATCTCTTACGAGTGAATTAGAACTAGTAGTACCAATGAAAATAGCCACCAGTGCTGCTAGTACAATCAGTAGTCTGCGTGGTAATCAGTTTAGAGTAAACCTATCTGTTTCATCCAAAGAAGATAATGTTTGGAGAATTGGCACATTTAAATGTGACGGAGATAGGTCCGCGTTATTAAAGAAGATACAGGAGTTATGATATGGATTTTTTAGAAACACTTTTCTTTCTGGGCGGAAGCATAGTATTCTGGGGGAAGATTAGTTCAGTTTTGTTTGGGTTCGGCGTAATCTTATACGGATGTCATAAACTCAACAAGTGTCTATTAGGCTCAAGACTGTTAAGGAGTTGTAGTGAATGTCAGTAATTTGGAGCGATCAAGAAATAGCAATCCTAGAAGCATTAAGATCTGCATGTTCAACCAGAGAAATTCATAAGGTATTTGAACTATTAGATCATGAAAGAAGTATGGAGGCGATCTCCAAGAAGTCTCGCAACATGGGGATTGGATTCAAAGACTATGGTGCACCATCTATGATGGGCCTAAGTCCTGAAGAATCTAAAGCAATTCAACAGATACTAGACCAAAGAGAGCATCTGATTCAACAGATAGAACCTCCCGTTTCTTTATCACCTGCACAAAAAAGCCAGATGACCTCAGCGAAAAGAAACCTTGTCGCTGATCTTATGGATGAACTGTTAGAAATCCGTAATATGACTCCTCGTACAGGTTCTGTATCTCTGAAGACAGCCAAGGGTAAGAAAGAAAGTCTATGTTTATTACTCTCTGACTTCCATGTAGGTAGAATTGTACTAGGTCCTAATCAGGAAGAACAATATAATATCAAGACAGCTCTCAGTAGAATTCGTTCTATTCCAGAAAGAGTAGTGGATTGCCTAGGGTCTAAAGATCTCGCGGACTTTGATGAACTAGTTATTATCCTAGCAGGAGACCATGTAGACGGCGAAGGAATCTTTCCTGCTCAAGAAATGAGTCTAGAGACTCATGTAGCTGAACAAGTTATAGGTACAAGCAAAGCTATATGGCAAATGATTATAGATCTTCGTCAAGTCTTTCCACTAGTTAGAATAGCTACAGTCAGAGGAAACCATGGTAGAAGTAGTAAATTCCATTCAGCAGAAGCTAACTGGGATAACATGGTATTCCAACAGATAGAACTACTAGTAGATATGCATGAAGATCCTAATATCACTATCAAGAACAGGTATTCAAGCTACAACATAGTAGAAGTTAAGGGATGGCGTGGATTAATCCGCCATTTCGCACCAGTACAAGCTGATACAGCAGCAGCTTCCAACAAGTTTGCAGGCTGGAACGGTATACATAACTGGGACTTTGTTTGTTATGGACACTTCCATCACTGGGGAGTCATGACCTGGAACAGTAAACCAATTTTTAGAAACGGATCTGTTATGGGCCCTGATGATTATTCAGAGAACCTTGCTGTTCATGATGAACCTACACAGCTGATGTTTGGAATCAGCAGCAAATCTCTTCCAACCTTTATTAAACCAATCAAGTTCGATTAGGAGAATTTATGAGTAGATCATGGACAGAAGAAAAACACTGGGTGGATTTGTTTGCCCTTAGCTTTGACAATACAATTCGTTTATACACTACAGAGAACTGGTTCTGTAAGCTTCTTATCTTTATCGTATGCTTTGGTAGAAAAAAAAAGATGCAATGGCAGACAGATAACATTGCTAAAGCAGTAGGACCCTATCTGTTCATTCCTAAAAAGTGGACAAGAGAACAGACCGAAAGAATTATTCCCCATGAAGCTAGACATGTATGGCAATTCAAAGTCTGCGGCCTTTATATTCATCCCATGGTTGGCATACCTGTCATGGGACTTCTGTATCTCTTCGGTCCATTACCTGTCTACTTCAATCCTATGAGAGTCTGGTTTGAACTAGATGCAGAAGCATTTGCATGGGAATGCAAGCTAAAAACTGGGGAACTAATTCCTGATCTAGTCCGCTGGAGAGCCAGTAGTTTTTCATACACTGTATCAAGTTGGCTATATGGTAAGCCATTACCAGAAGAATTAATTCGCAATATGTTCAGCAAAAAAGCAGAAAAGGTGATACTTGAATACTACAAACAGACCGAGTTGGGATAGTTATTTTTTAGACATGTGTGAAATGGTTGCGACCAGAGGCACATGTGATAGGAAACAGGTAGGCGCTATACTAGTTAGAGACAAGCGCATCCTTACCACTGGATACAATGGTTCCATTCCAGGTAGTGCTCACTGTGACGACCCTGAAATGTTCTGGGAATGTCAAATCTGTGGAAACAAAACCATAGAAGCACCAGAGAGTGTTAATGGCATAGGTCCTATGTGTAGGAAAACTATGCAATGCATGGGACATCCAGCAAGACAGAAGTTTGGCGGTCACATCATGGAAGACGACCACTGTGTCCGAACTGTCCATGCAGAAATAAATGCCATCACACAAGCAGCTCGCCTAGGTATATCAACACAAGGAGCTACTGTCTATTGTAATACAATGCCTTGTTGGGCCTGCTTCAAAACAATAGTTGTAGCAGGGATAGTAGAAATAGTGTATAGAGATGAATATGGCACCGACGATAAGATTGAAAGATCTACAAAGAATCTCTCCGGATTCACAATCCGCAGACACTTGGCTACTTAATGAAGGCATAGTAAAAGCAGATGTCTATTTAGGTAATAATTTATGGTTTCATTCTAACAATGCCGTACTAACAAGAACAGGTTTCGAACATAGACTTAATCCTAGAACTGGAATTATAGATAATGATCCTAGAGTATGGCAACTTTATTTAACAATAGAAGAAAAATTCTTCGACGACTATGTCTTTCACTGTAAAGACGAAATAGTTTCTATTGTATCTATAGATAAAGCAGGAGACTACAGGACTGTATTTCTAGATACCTTCTCAGTTCACACAGAAAGATCTAATAGAAGTAGTTATTATACAGTTACATTTGAATGGTACGATATAGCTGCTTACAACGAAGAAGAATTATTCCCTGATACCTATGACTTATTCTCAAGACTTGGAGATCTATAATGCAAATACTACAAGAACTAGGTTTATCCTTTGATGATGTACATCTAATTCCTAGAAGGAGAAGTATTGATAGTAGATTTAATGGCGAAATTGATCTATCTACAGAAATTTTACCTAGACTAGAACTTAAGTACCCAATCATTTCAGCCAACATGGATACAGTTACTGAGATGGAAATGGCCCACGAGATGAACAGACTAGGAGGCCTGGGTATCATCCACCGCTTTATGGAATCCAAGTGGCAAAAGGAACAAGTTCGTAAACTATTGTGCCCTAGAGTTGTTTGCATAGGAACTGGTGACAGTGGCTTACGCAGACTTAGAAAAGTTCTCGAGAAAGATCCGTTACTAGAATTCTCAGACCACACCCATACCAGTATCCTCATAGACATAGCCCATGGTCACTCAGACTCTATGATTGCTCAAATCCAGCGTGTCAAGAGCTGGTATCCTAATTATCCTGTCATAGCAGGTAATGTAGCTACCGGAAAGGGAGCAGTAGACCTAGCTAAGGCTGGAGCTGATTGTATCAAGGTAGGGGTAGGACCAGGCTCGATTTGTACTACCAGGATCAAAACTGGCAATGGAGTACCCCAGTTGACTGCTATTCGCTGGGTCTGGGAAGCTCTTCAGACTGTCTCAGGGCCCCGTAGAACGATTATTGCTGATGGGGGTATCCGAAGCTCGGGTGACATAGTAAAAGCCCTAGCAGCGGGTGCTGACGCTGTCATGATAGGTAAGCTATTTGCAGGTACAGACGATGCTCCTGGAGACATAATATCCTACCCAGGTGGTCCACCAGAGAAACTATATAGAGGCATGGCTTCTAGGAAAGCTCAGGAGGACTGGAAAGGTCAAGCAACCTCAGTGGAGGGAGAGATAACCAAGGTTCCCTACAGGGGAAAAGTAGAAGACATTTTTGATGAGCTAGTTAATGGTATACTATCAGGTATGAGTTATCAGGATGCTCATAACCTAAAAGAACTAAGGGACCATGCCGTTTTCATCAAACAAACCCAAGCCGGATATAGAGAAAGCATCGCCCACGGTCTTTAGTAGGAGAGGTGACATAATACTTGAGTGAAAAGTATACTGGATTTAGAGTTTATGAAGTAGCAGCTAATGTTATCGAAGACTTACGATGTGATGATAAAATTCCAATATGGGACAAAAGATACTCTCTGTACCCCAACACCTACCTTGAGCTGAAAGATAAAGACGACTCTAAGAACACCACTATATGTAAGATAGATAGGACGGGATCATGGATCCAAAAGATAGAAAGCCCAACAGCGGCGGGAATACAACCAAGAAATAGAGAGCAGGCCTTTGCTCTACATGCCCTTATGGATGACAGTATCCCTATTGTTATCCTTACCGGTATAGCAGGATCAGGAAAGACCCTGCTTGCCCTAGCAGCAGCCATGGAGAAAATAAATCTAAAGAAGTACAGTAAAATTATGATCACCAGACCAATGTCATATGTAGGAAAGTATTCTCTAGGCGCTCTACCTGGAGACGTTAATGAAAAGTTCAGTCCCTACCTACTGAATTACACTACTAACATGGAACTATTAGTAGGAAAGTCTAAGGTTCAGGACCTAATAGACCAGTTTAAGTTTGAAGTAGTACCACTACAACTGATTAGAGGTGCCTCGTTTAATGACACTCTTGTCATAGCAGATGAGATACAAATATTAAATCATATGGAAGTATTGACAATTGGTACTAGAATAGGCGAGAACAGTAAGATAGTATTAATGGGAGATTTAAACCAGAGAGATGAGAAGATCGCCAGAGACAAGACAGGGATCTATAAGCTAATGAATGATTCTAAGATTAAGAATTCACCACTAGCAGCATCTATTGAGTTACAGAGATGTGAGAGGTCAGCCACAGCCAGACTGTTCTCAGAAGTGTTCGGGGAATAATGCCACCAGGATTAAGGATGCCATCTATTAATGTAACAGCACGAACATTTCCTATAGACCAAGTGGTTAGGTGGCGGGCACCAGATCTTAGCGCTATTAATTATGATGTCATTGCTATGCACGATAAAATAATCAATAGAAAAATAGAACTTATGTATCGTAAGGTACTAGTACAATTGGAGTTCAATTTCGATGCCAGATAATAATTCAGAATGGACAATGAGTGAAACATTTCAAATTCCTGTGTTTAGGGAAACAGCTCCTTTATATAGGATAGGTGAGGTTCAGGCACAACCAATGACTGCACCTACGTCACAGATATTCCATATGGAATTCAGCTATATTAATGGGAAAAAACAATGGCCGTATACGTATAGGAATGTACTAGAACAACTAGAATTTAATTTTGGAGAGTAATTGATGGATAGAAACGATTTCACTAGAACCAACCCCGAGGATAGAGAAAGGTTTCTATCACAACCTGGAAGAGACAGATTTGAGGTAACAGTCCGACTTATAGTCGAAGCAGAATCGGCTAATGATGCCTACTCAACAACAACAGAGATACTACAAGAAGGTATCTGTAGAGCTATGGACGAACTAGACTATGGAGAAAACGAGCCTATCCATGAGTTTGATATCACAGACATTGAACCAGCAGAACTTCGTTAGAAAGGGCAAGAATGGCTAGACAGAGAGAGTTTAGACTAGACTGGAAGCCAACAGGTCCAGAAGATTTAGTAGCAGTATATATAGATAACAATTCCCCCCGCCTATTAGGAATAGTATCTGGAGACATAGAAGAAAGTGAAATAAAAAGAAAGTTTAAAGTAGACAATAGCTTTCTCTACATAGATACTCTAGATAACTTTTTTGAAATATATAAATATCGTATCTTAAAAGACGCAGCGTTAGAAACACTTGCTACTGCAAATATAGAAGGTACACCCGAAAGACAAATATTAAATCGAATAATCCAGGAAGAAATCCAAAAATACATACAGGAGAACCAACAATATGTCCACAACAACAGACCCGAAACAGGAAACTAACAGTACAACCCGAATAACGAAGGAAATTGTCAATGTGACAGATGCATCAGAATCAGAGAAAATAGACAATACTGATGAGCTCATTGCTAACTTTGAAGAGCGTCAATCTAATCAACCAGATGAAGTAGAAGAAGTAATAGATGAATTAGAAGATGCACCTCCACAGGACCCTGTAGAAGCATTTGATGTTACGAGTGGTGCCAGGCGGGAAGCTCTAAAGAAGGTTTCACAGGTCCTAGAGAGGGCTTCTAAGGGTGGAAAATTGAATGGTGCCCAGACTCGTAAGGCACTAGAAGGACTAGCCACTGCAGTTGATTGTCTAAACTCTCTCATCACATCAATCATGTATGACTTAGTAAAAGTAATGCAAGCTGTAGGTGGTGGAGAACAGAATGTTCTTATGACCTCAGCTAGGTTGTCTTCACTACTGGTAGTCTTAGATGAAAAAGAGATAGTCACTAATGACGAACTGCTAGCAGCCTATAAGGATAAGATTGCCCCAGAGGTAGAGAAAATAATGAAACCTACAGCTCCAGGTGAGGAAAAAGAGAAAGAAGAGCCTCGGATGATGACTTCAGCTACTGAAGAAGACTAACCAGAATGGTAAGTAATCTCTATATAACTCTTCCCTAATTCCCAATTTACATTAGTAATATTAGCTCGAGACTTTAGTACATTAACTAGGGTCTCGGCTATTTCTTCTCTGCTTTTCATATGAAGATGGTCAATCCCTGGCCATTGTAGCCTATCGGTAATACTTCTGGGGGTATCCCCTTGGTCAGCTTTGTAATTGTTAACAAAGTCTTGTTGGTTCCTTGCTGGCATCAGTTACTCCTTGTAGTTTTTCAGATAGTTTAATAAAAAAACGACTTATTTGCATCTTATATTCTCCCAACTGTCTACTTGATTCTGCTTTAGACATGTGGAGAACGTTCATTAAGTATAATAGATACTTCTCAAATAGTGTCAAGCTACATTCAGCTAGAAAATTATTATTAAATACCATAGAAACATTGGGCTCTTTATGCTCTTGGTAAGAGTATTTAGCATCAAACCAACAGTTCTTCTCAGCATATGTCCTACTTAAAACCCTACCTTCCTTCAGCAACCAATCCCTAAGATATCTAGCTACAGGACTTTTGATATAGTTTTTAGGATTAAGCCCGCCGTCATATATGGCCATCATTACTTGTTGAATGATGTCTTCTTCTTCAACCCACCAAGCACGTTGTAGAACTTCCTGGACCCCTCTAGTATCAGTAGGAGTACCGTAGGCAACCTCACCACTAGCACGTTCAGGGATGAATAAGCGGAAGAACCAATGGTTATAATTTGGGGTGATGCCCTTACATAAGGGCAGGAAGTAATCTATGAGAACGCACACCTCTACTCCCAGTTGGGAATAGTCTTTCGATAGGTCTTGTTCAGTTCGGGGTAGTGCCATTTTATCGGGACATCGAAGTCCTCAAAGAATTTGGTTGTTTTTGAGGTAGGACCAGGTGTCACAGCTACTAGCTTATCATACTCATCTGGAAAAAACTTCTTAAAACGCCGTAACTTAGTCTTGTCAGCAGCTTTCATCCACCCACCCTTGACCTCTATCCACTCATAGCTACCGTCCTGGTAAGTAATTTTAAAGTCTGGTGTATAGCTAACTGTGCCTTTTAATATCCCAAAAGAAGTGAAGGAGAAGGTGGTCGGCTCGTACTCTATAAGCTTGATATCCTTGTCTGTACGTAAAAGCCTGTAAACATTAGCTTCCCAGCCAGATCTAAAGAACATATTGTTACAGTCTTTCCTTTTTCCTATCTTGCTATATCTCTGGTTAGGCTTCTTGGTAGATAAAACCTTGCCATCAAAGCCCTGCTTTATTCTCTTACGGACAGCATGCTGACTCTTAGCTAAAGCTATAGTTAACTGATTGACTGCGTCATGACGATGCTTCTTAAGATATTCTACTTCGACAGGCGACCAAATGGTCTTTCTATACACACTTAGCTCCTTTAGACCCATTTTCGTAATACCATAATGGTTGAAGATTGGTATAATGACAGGCCCTAACAACTTGTTTGGGATCAGATAAGTCAAAATAATTTAATGGGACAATATGATCAATATGCCATCCTTTTCTAGCCCAATTATCCCAACTCATCCCAGGCTTAAACTTGGCTTCTAAATATTTCTTCAGCTCATCTACGCTACATCCTAGATCATTTACTGCAGATCCCCCTTTAGCTCCATCTTTAATTGCATGATAGAGTCTCCCTCGCAGATTAGCACTTATCTTAAATCCAATATTTTCCCGTCGCCTCTGAGCTTCATATTTTCTATTCTGTTTCTTAAATTTTTCTGACTTTTTATATTTTTTACGAGATTCTTTGCGCTCTGGAGTCTGATTTCTAGCTTGTTCCATGATAGCTAAAGATTTTGCATATTTAGCACGGTGTTGTCTTTGTTGATCAGTACAACAACTTTTACAATAAACATATAAACCATCCTTACGATGTTTGTCTTTATGAAACTCTTCTGTTTCTTTTTCTTTTCTACATTTTGGACATCTTTTCAGATTAGGTGAAAATGACACTATACTCTCCAGTCGACACTTTTGTCTGTAATCCTAAAGGCATGTAATGCTTTTTTGGACTTCTTGCCAAAATGACCATCTATGTCTGCAGTATATAGGCCTTCTAGTTGTAGTCTGTTCTGCAAACAAATGGTTACTGTATGACGAAACAGATCCATATTAACACCCATCCCAGGACAAGTCTTCTTATATCTCTTGGATCCATTGCCTAGTATAGTGACCATGAACGGAACTTCTCTGTGTCCTATCACATGGTAAGGAAATACTTTCAAGTATAGGCAAAGAACTACTACGTGATCTATAGCCGCGCGCCATTGTAAAGGATCTGGTAGTCCACCATCTTGGCCTTTAAATGCCATCGTGACTCCAACCGATCTAGAATTGTATGCACCAGCGTGCCAAGTAACGTCTGTATAATCATTGCAATGATATATTGTGCCGTCTTGTGTAATAAAATCATGGTAACAAATTCCTGGACATCCTCTTTTTGAAATGTGATTCTGTTTGCCTGGTTTGATATGATAACGTGCCGTTTTATACGGGTTCTGGTTAGAACTAGCTGTGGTATGAAGGACTATTCTACTAGCTTTGTCCCTCTTTCGCCACTTTCTTTTGCTGTGACGAGGTATTTCTTTTCGAATATCCACTAGACGACGACTCATCGTCGACCTCCTTCTGGGACTTCATCTTCTTTATCCATTCCTTCTGTCGCTGATAAGCCTGCTGTCTATACTCTCTAGCATATATCTTCTGCTTCTCTTTCCAAGGATCGTCAGGAGCCTTCTGAGGCTTCTCAACTACCTTCACATTCTTATTCTGCTGATACAGGTCCCAGATATAGTTTTCATTTATAATTTTGTAATCCCAATGTGGAATTGCTATGTAAGTAAACCCAGCTTCCTCAGCTGCCTCCTTCTTTATCCTATCTCTCTCTACTTGTTCTTTGAATCTTTGTCCTGCTCCAGTGTCTTCTCTTCCACCAAAGCTAACTGGTTTGTAGTGTTGTTCACCATGGCATTCAATAACTAAACCAATGTCTAGGATAACCCAGTCAAACTTATGACGCCCTGACGGGTAAGAATCTAAGACCTTATTGACAGGATATTCCTGGAATAGCTTGAAACCTGAGAAAACACCACTACGTAGAGTGTCGCCTACTCTCTTATGGAGCTTAGAAGAATTATATCTATAGCTATATCTAAATCTTCTTTCTTTCACTGTTTGCTCTTACGTAACCACTCGTTGTCTGATAGAAGAGGCTTAGTTACATCTAGTACACATCTGTCTGTTACAAAATCAGCTAGCCCTTGAGCTAAACTATCATCGTCTATAAATTCTAGAGAACCACCTGTAATCTCTTCTATGTACATCTTGTTGTTAGATCTATCAGCAAAACACATGTATTCTCTAAGACCATGATGAACAGTAGCAATATGAATCCATCTACCACTTGTTCCTGGTAAATAATATCTATTGCTATCTATCAGTTTCATCTATATTTTTTCACCAAGAGAACCCGGAACCTTTTCAGGTATCGGAGCTTCCATATCGTCCCAGAACTGATCGTATTTCTTTCTAGCACTATCTTGAGGACCTATCTGAACCTTAGGTTCATGAAGTTCCCCACACTTAGCACATTTCATTAGATAGAAACCAATCTGAGATTGACGTGGCACCTCTTGTCCTAGCACTACACTGTGATGCTTTGGATACTGAAAAACTACAAGCTGTTCAAACCATGTGTTCTCACACTTCTTGCAAGTAGCTACTTCGGGCTCGTCTCTTCGTTGTGGAATACCACTAACGCTTAGTGGCTGGTCTTTTGGATTTCTTGTCGGCATTCTTCTTCTCCTGTTCCTTTTCATCCTTAAGAATTAATTCATCAATACTCAAGGGTTCATCGTCCTCGTCCCTGAGTATAAATTTTGTACGATTATGCTTGTCTTTAATTTTTAACAACTGTTATTTCCCCCTTTAGATACTACACCTGGCAGCATACGGACATTTTTGACACTGCTCAGAAAATGAAGGATAATACATACCTTTCATTATGCTATGTACTATATGATTAACCATTTTCCCTGTTTTTTCAAGGGCCTTCTCTGTTATGTTAATTGAAACAGGTCTAATAGACTTAGGTTGGATAACCAATTGAACATATTCATCAGGCATTATATCAGAAAACATGTAGAAACCCCAGATCCTAGCCTGAATAGCAAAATCATTGTATAGAGACCTACCACTCACATTAGAATCTCCTTCAACAATATCTAATAGCTTGACTTTACTACCTATTTCTACAATAGGAATAGTGTCAGAGAAAGAAAAATACTCTCCTACAGGCTTGCTAACAGGGAAGTTAACTAGCCCTGGAGCAGCTGAATCCACATAGTAGTTGTTGTACCAAGAGGATAGCCTAACTAAAAGGTCTAAGCCCTGAGAGTATCTCTCTGCTCCTTCTAGGGCTCTCCACTCTATAGGTACGTGGAGGTCCAGCCAGGGAGGAAAACGCCGCCACAGGGGCGCCTCGTTCGTCTTAGCGTGATGTGAGTATGCGACCTGGATAATTTTACTTATTACTTGAGAAACAACAGTGGAGGGAGGCTTCTGTTTCCAGAGATGATGAGCCTTTCTGGGACACCTTGTATATGCTGCTATGTTTTGGGGTTTGATGATGTACATAGAGCCTCTACTGCTGATATTAGATGGTCAAACACAGAGTCTATTCTTCTTTTGTCTAGGATAACTACTGCATCAAAGCTAAATAAAAAGGTTTTATCTACTGTACCTACAGTGGTAATAAGTCCAGCTTCATCACAGGACCACCATCCGAAAGCCATGATCTTCTTGTCTTTATACTCTGTCTGCTGTAATAACTTGCCGATTCTGATGAGCTGGCCTTCTCTAGCACAAATAACTAACATTTTCTTTTTCTTATATTTCTGTAGCAATAGCGGGTTTATGTCACTAATAGCCTTTTTATTGTCAGTATATATAGTATTACAGTAGTGAAGATCCGGTAGTTTAAAAGACAACGGCGACTCCTAGACCAAAGTGCGCCAAGTTAGAGGTAACGTTCCAACCTGCGAAGGGTGTTACCCACAGGTTGCTTATTAGCGGAAGATTGCTGCCCAGGTTGTACTGGGCAGGGACGATAGTAAGAGAAAAGTTCTGGTTGGTTACCCCTAGACCGAGTCTAAAGAACCGCCAAGAGAGGTCATTCTTAGTTAGACCGTATGCTGAGAAAGAAACACCAACATCAGCTACCCAACTGAAACCAGGTACAGTGTCAACACCAACACCCACATGTAAATCGATCTTAGGATTCCACCAAAACATCCTAGCTTTAAGTTCGTTGCTTCTAACAACATTGAACTTCTCAAGCTGCATCTTTCCTATATCCTCTCCTTTCTTATTCATCTCATAGATAGCAGCGTAGTGATTGCGAGCTCCTGTTGGTAAGGTTGTCTCTGTAAACGTTCCCCTAAACCGTTGATGAAGTTTGTAGGATAAAGTTTGCTGAACAGCATCTCCATCAATAGTAATGCGAAAATCTTCATAAGCGAACTTCATTGAAGTAACTTCTTTAAACTTGTTATCCTCTGTTTTAATAAACATTACACCATCAGGAGGTTTAATAGATATATTGTCCCCTCGTTTGCGATATACAACACGAGTAATAATCTTAACTCCTGTCTCTTCTGCTTCATACCTAGCTTCTAAGTCAGAATATAGGTTAACAGAAGCCTGTCTTTTCTTTATCTCTTCTTGTACTCTCTCATCTAAGTTTTCAATCATGGCTCTAGCGTCGGCAAGCCTTGTCTTAGCCCGGCCCAATTTCATATCTCCCTGAAGAAGCTCACTGTCCCTAGCCTTAAGGATGTCATCTAACTGACAGCTCTTATTATAATAGTGAAGCGCAATAGTACCTACCAACAAAGCAGTAACTATATATGGTAGTAGTTTAACTAAAGTTTTCATTCATCTTCTCCATCGCTGGTGTTGGTTGTAGTTAAGATTACTCCAGATGGCATTATAGAACTGTTGGTATTCCAACCAATAAAAGGAGTACCACTAGAAATAACACGGTCATATCTTAGGTTATTTTCTGGTGGGTGGGCGATTGTTCCTATAATAACATCGTCCCCCGCATAAGCAGGCTGGAGATCAGGAACTGAATGATGAGGATAATAAGTTACTTGTGGGGCGAACCCTGCAGCAGCAGCCCCGTTATCTAAATATTCTTCGACCCATTCAACCATCTTGTCATAACATTCTGAACATAGGTCGTAACGTTTGCCAAGAAAAATAGGGCTATTGCCAAGACCTGGCTTGTATTGGTTACGACATTCCTTAATGTCACATTCTTTTACGTCCATAGTTTACTCAGACGTTCCATCTTGACCAAGACCCATGGCGCGTTTTAAGCGGAGAAATAAGTCTTTTAGCTTCTTGATTACACTCAGGACAAAGGATTTTATTTTCTTCCAAATCATTTAGTTTTACCTCCTCTTCAAAAGTTTTAGTTTCACATTCTTTATTTATACATTCAAAATCATACAGGGGACTCAAAGCGTCTATCTCCATTACCATTTTTAGGGTTTTTGTTATCAAAAAATATACTAGGGTCACCAAACCTATCATCTACTGGGCTATGTTCACGGTGCCCTCTCATCTCCTTAGCTTCAGCAGATACAACCTCTTGACTGACATAGCCATAGTCTGAACTACCTGGCCAGAAGTCTAAGAATATAGAGTGTTTTACTTCCGTAATCTTATTCTTTCCTACTACAACTTCTACTCTAGGAAGAATTTGATTGTCTCCATTCCAGTTGCTATCTCTATGACAGATAGAAAAGGCTGCTGGTATGTCAGACACTTCACTATATATATGAGCTATGAAGTTAGCATCATACTCAATCTGTGCAGTTTCTGCAATGTTATGGTTAGTTGGCTTGATGCCAGGAGCTAGCTTTGTATATTCAACTGTGCTCAAGATAGGAATAGAGAACTGTTCTGCCATTCTCTTGATAGCTTGAGAGAGTTGTTTAAAACGAGCTCTTTCATCCTTAAGGTTCATGAAATCGTTTAGCTTATGGAAGTTATCCAGGATATAGATAATACGCCGGCTCGGGTACTTCTCCTGATAGTACTGAATCAAATACTCAGCAAAGGCTAGAGTACCACCATGGGTGACGTCCTTGATTATAAGTCTACCATCCTTAGCTAAGTCCCTAACCTTGCTATAGCCATAGGCACACTTCTCATCAAGCTCAGGTACTCCTAGGTTCTTCCAGTACTTAGGCCTACGTAC